TAGCGGACGAACTCATGGCCCATCTTCTCGATGATGAACTCGGTCAGCCAGTCACCCAGATTCACAAACTCGGCTCCATCGCGCCAATATGATGCTTGGATCTTCATTCTGCGTAGAAAGGTATTGGGGATTCTTTCTTTACTTCTTTGGGGGCGGGTCCGTCAGAAGCGGCTCTCAGAGATCTCTGATGGACTGGTTTTCCGGTCCGGAGAGACACAATGGATGGGTCTGTCGTAAATGCCATTTCGTTCAGCCTGTATGCCCTCAATCCTACCGTCTCCAATGCGGTAGCGAGAAGGCCCTCATAGCAACAAGAGGAGTCTGCCATGTGGTTTGTGGATAGGCACTTCCATGCCACCTCAAGGAACTTAGTATCCTTCAACTTGGGGGTATTGTAGAGGACTCCGTGCGCTCCGTGGAAAGAATGCCTGACCTCCCAGAAGGCCATCTTCTCGGATGGCGCTTCGTATGCGAATGGAGTCTCTGAGCCTACGAGCAGGATTCCGCAGTCATCCGGAAGGCAATCAAGCTCTACCAAGTCTCTGAGGCCGGATTGGTTGACCACTGCGTCGTCTTCTAGGACGAGATGTGGGATGTCGAATTTACATGCAGCTTCAAAAGCCAGAAGATGGCTGACAGAAGATCCTCGGATAGATCTTACATCCTGCTTCTCTTCCCATGTTGGCTCGAAAGCGTTCACGATCTTTGAATCTGGAATGTGGCGGCGGATGTCATTGATTAGCTTTTGCCGATCAACGCATCTGGCTAGGTGAATGATTGATGTAGTGAATTTCATTTGCAGCCCGGAGGAGGGTCTTTCTTCCCCTTGCCAGCTTTAGGTCCGGGCCTCGTATTGTCCACCTTAATCGACTTGCCGAGAACGACTTCGCCATCAGGAAGTCGAACACCATTCTTGGTGGTGTCAGCAATAGATGGGGCAATCGCAGGCTTGCAGGGATTAGGCATCGGCTCGTCTGTGGATTCGGATGGATACTTCTTCCGCTCCTGCTAGTGTAACCACAAGATAGAATCCCATTGGGATCGTGATGATCGCTCCGTATGGAGAACCAGATATGAAGTCTGTATCTTCGATGCCGTCAGAGTCAGCAATAGCCCCCTTGAGAGATAGGGCTGTTGGCCCTCCATTCCTGGCCGTAATCGCGACCACGTAGTCACCAGCCTGAAGCCCGCTAAACTCATAAGTCCCGGCTTGGAAGATCCTGTTGAGATGGTTGGTTACTTGGGTCTTCATACGTAGATTGTGTAAGAGAGGTCTCTTGTGTCTGTGACACTGTCAGATTGGACATACAAGGTGGATGAAGACATGAATGCCTTGATTGTCCCTGCTGTTCCAGATTGCTCGTTCGTAACGATTCCAATAATATGGCTGGATGAATTTCCTCCAGAAATTGAACTAGAAGCAGACCCTGCTACCATTGAAATGGTCCCCATTCGGATGCCGCCAACCTCAAAAAATGGCAGAGCTCCTGTGGGTGAAAGTTGGGATACAACAACAGTCCCATCCCTATCTGGAAGATTTTGAGTCCTGTTGCCGCTGATTCCAGAAGCGGGGATCAAGGTGGCCGAGTTGGAGCCCCGGTTGATTTTAACCGTTCCGTAGTTTGGGGCGGGGAAAACCCCTCCTTCTACTACCAAGCTGTCAGCCTTTAGATTGGTGAAGTCGCCAGTAGAGGGTGTCGTTACTCCGATTGGAGTCCCGTCGATATTGCCGCAATTGATGTCAACCAATGCAAATGTCTGAAGTGCCGTCCATGTCTTTGGGGCCACGATTACCTGAGGATCAATCGTTGTTACTCCGATGTCCCGGAAGATTCCAGATACCCCAATTCTGATAAGAGTAGGTATCCCTACCGGATTTGGATTCCTGATGAACATGTCCCCGGCATATACATCAATCCCGCCTGCGGCTGTAGAATATCCAGCAGTATCAGCAATGACCAGAGTCCTTGTGTTCCTTGGGACATTGTTAGCTGATGGGTCAAGCCACGGAGCCCAGCTATATTGATTGAGGATTTCTTCCCAAGTCGTTCCATTCCAGAAGTAGATCTCATCTTGAGGAGTGGAGACGAAAAGAAGATCGTCGGACTGCATATCCGGATGGATCTGATCTGGCGGGATGGGCGTCGTAGATGGAATGTAGTTGGAAAAAGTGATTGTTACATCATCCTCTCCGGGAGATGCCCATGTTGTGCTTGTTCCGAGCCATGGAAGATATCCGGCCTCTCCTTCCTGAGTATAGGTGATGGCTGTTCCAGAGTTGATCCAGACCCAAGATTCGCCCTCTCGGCGGATCGTATGAGTTCCAACGGTGAAGTAAGGATATCCTCCGTAGAGTCCGGAGTATGCCACTAGATTGACTGGTGCGCCTCCATCAGAGAAAGAGAAGGTGGATGGAACATAAGGAGGGAATGGTGTTTCGCCGGTCTCCTGTGTGCCTACGATCTTCTCTTCGAGGACTTCAATGCGCTCTGTATTGCGAACGCAGCAATCGACGCATTTCACGAATTCAATATCGTCTGGCTCAAGGATCGTGACGCCAACAGGAAGATCTTCATCGGCCACTTGGACATCCAGAGCGACTTTGCCTAGAATGCTCTCTGGCGGAACCGGTTCTCTCACATCAAGAACTACGGCCCTGATGGGGTTCTGGGCAGCAGGAAACTTGGTTGTATCCAGATAGATATCAACAAGGTCAGTTGGCTCTACTCTGCGTCCGTCGCAGACCAAACAGGAGTCTAGGATGATGGAGAATTCGGCCATAGCTTTCGCCCAGAAAGCCCCAGCCCTTGTGAGGCTGAGGCGTTCCGGTAAAGGATTAGCTAGCTGTTAGTCGTTCTGGATCGTAACCAGAACCGCAGCGCAGTCCGCATCCAGAATTGCACCTGTGACCGTGGAGAGGGTGACATTGAAGTTCTGGTTGTCGGTTGCGTCATCCGCGATGGCGATGTCGATGCACTTGCTTCCGCCTTCTCCGTCTTCCCAAGCCAGAGCCTGAGGAGTGGTGAAGGTGTAGTCAGAGCCGTTGTTGGCCGTGCCGTCGCTGGTTGCAACGCTGATGGTAGCAGCGCCGTTGAAACCGTCCACGCGCTCAACACAGATCCGGAGGACCGTGCCTGCGACCGTTGTGACAGCACCGCAATCCACGAACTTGATGCGACCAGTGAGGTTGTTGTCCGGGCAGGGAGCTTCTTGTGTCGGAGGAACGACGGGGAAGCTTGCCAGTTCGCACTCTGGAGCATTCGGATCGCCGCAGAACTGATGACCGTCGTGTTGCTGCGGGAAAGCAGGCGCGAAGGCAACCGGGTTGGCTGCGGATGGGATGGCGCATTCTGGTTGCACTTGGTTTGGCTGGTAAGGGCTGACACGATAGATGATCGCGGACGCAAGCTCTGGGGTATCTGGCTCAAAGCTGTAGGCATGGAGAGCGCGGATGAAGAACTTGAAGTTGTCCACGTTCGGCACGTTGAAGTGATTGGTCACTTCAGGGCCGTCGATCAGCTTCAGATCGAGGTTGAAGAGGCTGCCGCTCCAAGTCTTGCCAGCAACGCTTGGCATGGAGAAGGAGAGAACCTTGGCGAAGGTCGGGTGGACGATGTAGGCAACCTCGAACAGCTCGCGGGATTGGCCATCACAGTAAGTGCGGCAGTCCCAATAGTCTTGGTTGATTTCAGGAACCACACCAGCACCTGTGCCGGGACGGGTCATCGTAGGGCGAACCGGGACAAAGGTAGTGGAGCCATTCGGATTCTCGCGGAGATAACCACGGGTCGGGAAGTCCGAGAAGATGAAGTTGATGCCGTTCCACTCAAGCGCGGTAGCACCCGGAGGGATGGTCTCGGTCTCCATGGAAGCCGGGCCAATGTGGACCTCGTAGCCTTTCTGGGCGCGGTAGGTATTCCGCATGAACTCGAAAGCTTCGCGGGAGATACCACGGACAACCTTCGGGCCAGTCCAGCCTTCAGCAGCCAGAATGGAGAACGTCCGAGCGATGGTCTCAAAGTTCAGACCGCCAGTAGGAGCAGCCGGGAAGGTGCCTGCTGTGGACACCCAGCCATCAACGGACGAGACGTTGTGCTGAGCGAGAGCAATGACATCACGCTCAAGAGCCCAGCCGTGATGCTTGACAGCTTCCTTCTTGAGGCCCTTCTGGAGTCCTTCCAGATATGGGTTGTAGGCATCCTTGAGAATCAGGTCCATGGCGCATGCCCAACCGGTCTCGAATGCCTTACCCTTCAGCTCGTAGGTGAAGACGTCATAGCCGCCTTCGATGCCTTGGCCGGGGAGGTCACAACCATAGGCCCCCGTCTTGTTGACCGTTGTGTTGTATTCGCGGTTCTGAGCGGAACAGTCAGCACCAGTCATGCGGCCAGCTTGGTCACCTTGGACGAGGATGGGGAGGTATTCCCTTTCTTCAATCGGAGCGAAGCCGTAGCGCAGTTTGACGGGATTTGGGCCTCGGGACGGGTCATATTGACCGCGAGGCAGGACCGAGACAATCGGGTTATCCGAGTCTGGAATCCAGCGTTCGGAACGGGAAACAATCGTTTCAAGACGCTCTTTGATGGCAGTCTTGAGATTGGAGCAATGGGCGTAATTGAATGGAGCAGCCATAATGGTGTTCTGTTGTCGTTATGAGAGGTAATGGAGCCCTATTTCGGATTTGAACCGAAGACCTACCGCTTACAAGGCGGTTGCTCTACCACTGAGCTAATGAGGGCATATGGTTGCAGGGGTTGGAGTCGAACCAACGGAAAGAGCGTTATGAGCACCCTCTGAATCCGATTCTCCCTGCCTATGTTTTGTTCCACTACCGGCAAGCGACCACCGGCTCTACTCCTACTAAGACTTTTCCGGGCGCGACTCCGGTTACAGCTAGGTTGTCATATAGAAGCTTTTTGGGCGGTCCGGGTTGCCCCGGCTGGTATTCCGCCTGCTGCTTGAGACATGCTTTTCACATATCCCAAGCAGAGTCAAATACAAATCATGGGTTGCGCATGATTTCTTCCATAGTGATAGGTCTCATCCCATCAGGAGCATCATCCTTCTTGGCCGCTGGTGGCGTATCAACTCTGCCAGCTCCCGGACCTTCAGATGGAGACGAAGCAAGCAAAGCCTCATACTTATCCTTATATTCCTTGAGCATCTTGGTGACACCCGGAAGAGCAAGCATGGAATGATATGCCAGTGCTGTATTCTGGTAGATCTCACTGGAAGCCCCGGCAAATGATCCATGGATATTGGATTCCGCCTCTCTGATCTGATCTTGGGTAAGTCCTTTGACTGCCTCAGCAGAAAGCGGACCCGGAAGAACAAGGCCCTGACGAAGATACCCAAGAAGCTTTTGCGAGCGCTCTTGGAACTCCGGAGACTGGCTGATCATGGAGGCGACCACGTTACGGGCCGAGAAGGGGTCTGCTGCTGCGAGTTCCTCGCTAAAGGACAAGGTCTCCCGAACAGCCGCGTCGAACGTCTGTGCGCTCTGCTGGTGCGTCTTAAGGCTGCGTGTGCGCTGGACATCACCAGATACTTCAGTGGCCATTCGGACTGCGTCCTTCACCCGAGACGCCATTTCGTCCAGAGAGGGCATGCTCTTCATCACCTCGTCCGCGTGATGACCGAAGTTCTGCTTCATCCGGTTTTGGAGTTCTTCATACCGCTTGTCGTAGTCGGGATCATGGAGATCGCCAAGCTGGCTGAATTGATCCACAAGGGATTTGGCATTCTTCAGGAATGTTCGGGCGACATTCGGAGGAAGGGTCTTGCTTACTTTGGTGACAGTGTTCTCAAAGGAAGTAGCTGCTTGGACAACCTCTGGAGCCTGCGTTGGATCGGTGATTGCAGTGTCTCGCTGATACGATTCAAAGGCCGCCTTTAGTTCGTCGTATTCCTTCCGGGCGTTTTCCTGAACAGCTTCCAGTTGTTGCTCAAGCTCCAGCTTTTCCTTTTTGGTTTGAGCAATCTGAGCCCTAAGCGCAGCAGGAAGCCCTTTGTCTTCAGGAGGGGTATCTTGACTATCTGGAGTAGGAGCTGGAGCAGGAGGCTCGCCGAATAGGCCATCAAGGCCTGCCTTAGACTCTGGCTTTTCTGGAGCTGCCGGAACTGGAGGCGCATCTGGAGCTGGAGCAGCTGGCGCGGAAGGGGTCGGAGCTGCGCCGCTAAGCTCTCCAAAGGAGATTGGCTCAAGTCCAAGCTCTCCAATGACTTCAGGTGCTGGTGGATTTTCAATAACTAGGGCTGACATATGATTTACGTGCTAAGTTTTCCTACGCTGAAAGACTTCTGAATTGGGGTAGCTGGAGCTTCTAGCTTTTTGCCTACACCGTCAATAAGGTTGAGAGCGGCCTTTACGATAAGCCCTGCTTGTTGAGGGTCATTTGAATCCCTTGCAAATTGGATGCTCTCAAGCTCCAGAAGAGATTTGATAAACGGCCATGCCTTGGCCGCGATGTTTTCAGGATGGTCTTCGGTCATCGTTGGTTCGGTTGAGGTTGTGGTGCCATTGCTTGGGATTCTTTGACAGCAGCAGCCGAGATCTTCGTCTCGATGTCCAGAGCTGTCTTCTGCTCCGCTTGTCCACGCTGGAACAACCTTTCCTCTTCAAGAGCTTGCTGAGCCCTCTCTCCCAAAGCGATCTTCCGGTCATTCTGCTGAAGCTTGGCCAGCTCCATTGGATCAGGCTGCTCTTGCTGATTGTTGTTCTGGAAAGATTTGGCGAAGCCTTCCGCTTGGCGAGATTGCTTCTCCAGCTTCATCTGGATCTGCTGGTTCAGCTGCTTTTGATTCTCGTCTGCCGCCGTGGACTGGATGTGCTTCATCTGGTGGGTCATCAGCGATTTGACTCCTGCGAACTGCACCGGGTCCATCTGGCCTGCCTGAGCAGCCTTGGCCAGCTCTGCATCAATCGCATTATCATGCTCCAGCATGTGGATCTGCGGGACATCGTCAGCAGAAAGCTCAGGAACGAACTCAATGATACCACGTTCAAGAGCGGCGGAGTTCTCATTCCGGGCGCGGGCAATCTGGTCTGGATCTGGACGGCGCTCGAATGGAACGACTTCCTTGGCGAAGTCTGGATCTCTGGTGAGCTGCGTTACCACGCGCCTTTTTACCGTCTCTTGAGACTCCGGGCTAAATCCTCCAATCATCCCCATCAGCCTGTCATTCACGGCCATCTCACGGCTTGGAGATCCGTCACCAGCGGCTCTGGATGTCTTTACCGTGATATACCTCATCTTTCCAAAACGATTCGTCGCAATGCGCTTCCGGACAGCCTCGGTAATGTCGGCTTCTGCAAGGTCGTCGCGGAACAGCGTGATCTCACAATAGCCGGGGTTGGATTCGGATGTCTCAGCAACAAGGAATCTACGAAGGATTTCATGTCCAACGTCATCCAGAACATCATAGATGTCAGCCATGCGGGAGGCGATGAGCGACGATGCTCTCGATTGTCTCTCCTGAGCTTGGATCTGGAGTTCATCTTTGCCTGCTTGATTGGAAATGGCTCCGCCTGAGTTCTCCTTGGAGAGAGATCCAAGCGTAGTGATGATGTTGAACGCGTGCTGGTAGTTTGCATTGGATGGTTCTTCGATTCGCTTCAGCCCCTCTGGAACAAGGTTGCTTCGCTCTGAGAAGAAGCGAGAAACTTTCTCTCTGGAGGCTCCATCAACCACTTGCCAGCGGGACATCACAGCGTCCTTGGCCCCTTCCATTGCTTCATTGAAGAACTCTTCAACATCAGCATCTCTAGGGAAGTTCAGCTTACCAATGCCTTTGACTGAATGCCATGTTGGGCGACCGCCGATCTCCGTATCAATGAAGAACGGGTTCAGCCAGTGGCGAACCGAAGCGAAATGTCCTTCCTTGGAAAACAGCAGTCTCTCACGTTCGATCTTCTGATCTCCACCGGGGAGTCCAGTGTCGATGTTGTTGTAGCGGGCAATGATCTTGAGTGAGACGGGCTTCTCTGCCTTGGTGTGATCCACCTCGTAGAGATACCAGACAGGCAATGTCATCGAGCTGTCTCGGCACCAGCCTTGGTCTTCCTCTTGTGGATTATTCTCAGACTCCTTCTCTTCGCCATGAAGGGAGATCGTATTCACTCCTCCCGGTCCTTCTTTCTTCTCAAGAGAATCAATAGCCTCCTGAAGGGCTGTGAAGTTCCAGTTGTTGTTTCCGCCAGCCCTTGCTTTCTCAAGATAGGACTTCAGCCTGTAGTAGGGGATCTTATCTGCTTTGAAGGCGTAAGGCACGGTATCAGCGGTGATGCCTGTGTCTCCGGGGACATAGAAGAAGCTGGATCTTGGGCACCAGTCGAAGTTGTCAACGTGCGCCAAGCAATCCCTTCCGTGCAAAACACAATTACCGGAGACGGCTTTGATCTCAGGTGTGAGTCGGCGGGATTCCTTGATTCTACGGTTAAAAGCGTTGGTGATGGTGGCCTCCAAGGACATCCTGTCTGCTGCGTTCAGCTTTGGGTCCGAGCATTTCACGGTCCAGACTTGGTCGGTAGCCGAGAAAATGGAACAGATCTGCTGGCGAAGCTGGTCCAGAGAGGAATAGCCGAAGAGGTGGTTAACGATATTTCGGACGTTTTCCTTCTCTGCTTCCTCGGAAGACATGGTGTCCCGGCCATTGTAGAAGTTGGCCACCCTTTGGCGGTCATCAGATTGATCCCTGTCTTCGCCTACCAGAGTGGCAGCATTGGCGACAGCATCATCAATGGATTCAAAGTATGGTGACGAGAAGGTCATTTCAGTAGAGCTAGGAACTTATGGGCATCTTCCAGAGACTCCACTTCTGGGATCTGGAGGCGGGCTTTGGTGAAGGAATGGAAGAATTCCTCATTGGCGTATTCGCCTTTGAGAGATGGGTCCGAATTGTCCTTCGTGAGACTTATTGCCATATCCCACAACGCTTTGTCGAATTTATTCGCTGCCATGGATAGGAGGGCTAGATAGTCGAAATCAATGTATTCTGGGATCTTAGACTCAGAGATTGCCTTTGGATCATTGCCTGAATAGCGCGATGGATCTCTGGAAATCCATGTCATATTAAGGAAATCCCAGATTTTATCCATGGAGACAGGCTTACCGGCAAGGTTGTAGGTCATGTAGATCATCTCGGCAATTCGCCTTGGCCTGCCTTCAACCAAAGTCTTGCGGCCATTTGCCATGATAGAAACAGACCAGCCTCCCTTAGGCGGCATCATTTCCCAAGATCGAATCAATGGGTAATGAACTCCATGTTTGTCGAAAAGGTGTTGGGAAGCAAACAGATCTGTGCTTGTCATGACTTTAGCCTTCCTACGCTTGGCCTTTTGGAAATCGAATAGATGTCAAATACCTGATTGTGATAGATTGCCACAGCCTCTTTCTTGTTCCAAGCCAGCTGGAAGCCCCTTCTTCGAGCGTGATGAATCCCCATGGTCAGCGTATCGCTGTCGTCCGGGGACTTTCCTTGGTTCATCTCCTTATACTTCTCCTTTGTCTCAAGAGCTTCTTTGGCTCCTTTTGCCACAACGCGATGGCGACACATCTGAGCTAGGGCTGGCTGGACTCTCCCCGCCTCCCTGAATTGGCCTGAGGTGATGACAGCAGCAGTAGTGAAGTAAGTCTCGCAACGAAGGTTGGGGTATTTGTCTTGGGCTGTTTTCCCCTCATGGTCCATCACCATCTCGGTTGGCTTGTTCATCGTGTCATACGGGACGACATCAACACCAAGGACGGTTACTAGCTCACGGGTGATCTCTCCGCGCATCGACGCATCAAAGCAGAAGTTCCGGGTCGGGATGTTATGCTTGTGAAGGTATTCCGCGCAGCCTAGGGCGATCTGAAGTTCCTTGGAGAAGACGTCTCCTTCCCTGACAGCGATAGGACTCCTTGAGAAGCGGTTGATGCGAGCAAGGACTTCTATGGTGATCTTCTCATTGGAAAGAACAGGGATGGTCTCAATTGGGCCGATTGGCCGGATGATGTTCATCAACTGGCTAGATCCATCATGGGCTTGGACATTAGCCATGCCCCACTCAACTCCGCCGATCTTACAAGGGTCTCCCCCGAATCCGGGGTCACAAGCAGCGGTTTTCTCCCAATCATTGGTGAATTGGGAGTAGAAATCATCATAGGCTCTGCCTGCCCGAATCTGCTCAGACGTCAGAACGTATTGTTCTCCAGACGAGGTATTGGGGAAGGAGCGAACCTGCTCCATGTATTTAGCCCCCTTGTTCGTGTGGGTGGCCTCAATCTGGATGCGTCTTTCCTCACGGAGGAGGTAGGTGTAGATGACGCGCTTTTCGAGGACATTCGGACACAGGTGGCCATCCAGACGAAGCGTGATCGAGTTGTAGGCTGACAGCCAGATCAGGTCTTTGTCTGGATCAAGGTCGTTGTATTCCTTGCCTCTTGGGTCACAGAGAACCCCTTCCATGCCGATCATGGACTTGTAGTTGCAACCCGTCATCCCAAGGAAGTTGTCGTTACCGGCCACGTTGTCGATGACCTCAAGGAAAGCTTGGGAAGGGAAAACGCCGATCTCGTCAGCAATCAGGATGAAGAATCCTTTGGTTTGGTCCTCGGCCTTGGTTCCTTGGAACTTGGATACCTGATCCAGACCGATCAGTTTGATGTATCCAGCACCCTCAGAGTTATCCGAGAAGTAGATCGCATTCTCGGTCTTGGCTTCTTTGAGGGATGGGAAGGCGTCTTTGTGGTGACGCTCGATCTGACGGAAGCCTCGGGTAAGTTCGGTCCAGATCGTGTAGCCCGCCACGTTCTTGTAGGGAGCGGCCAGATAGGCTACGGAGTATTCCGGGTCCACAGCCAGCATCGTAAGGGCGATACGGGCCATAATTGCGCTCTTACCGGCATTCTGGTGTCCGATGAAGTTGACGATCTTCTCCCCTGTGGCAATGGAGAGTTCAATGGCGAACATCTCGTCCATGAAGGACGGGGTAATCACCGTAGAAGGAATGAGGAGCCGCATGAAGCGAAGGAAGTGGTTCCTCCACGGCTCCCCATATTTGCTGAGCTGGCCGATCTCATTCCTTGGCCACTTGTTCAGGATGGATCTTTCGATCTGGAACTCGCTGGCGCTTGGGTTGGTCCGGGCAATCTCAATGTAGTAAGACGGCTTTTTGGGAAGCAATCTCTCCTCAATGTCTTTAGCCGTCCCCTCAAGAGAGACGGCTAGAGCAGAGGGAGAGAATTGCTCGATTGAAATCACTTGGACTTCTTAGCGGCTTTCTTTGCTGCCTTTTTGGCAGGCTTGCGGGCCTTGGCTTCAGCTTTGTTTTCCTCCGGGGTCTTATAAGCATCATCGCTGACGATGACCTTTGGTCCCTTTGGATTCTCTTCATCGAATGGGATTGCCACGATGAAGAACTGGATTCCGGAGTATTTAGCTCCGACCTTCTGCTTCTTTCGGATGAAGCCTGCGTGGGTGGTGACACTTGTCAGGCCATCATCGGAAAGGGCGCTGCGATAGGCTCTCTCTTTGGCTGCTGCAAGGCTTTGTGGACTCAGTGGTGTGGTTGGCCAACTCATTGTATTATTTCTCTAGGATTTCCCAGTCTTCTGCGAGGATGTCTGTTTGGGATGCCAGCCATCCGGTAAGGATCTTCTTATCTGCGGTGAACATTCGGATGGAACCATAAGCGTCAAACGTGTCGCCACCAACCTCGGATTCAATGACTGCCCTAAGAGCTGGATCATGGATAACCTTGGTTGGGATTCCATCAGATGCAGGCAGCAAGAATAGGAACATGCCTTTCCCGTTCCAGCCCAGACGGGCTACTCGCTTGCCTTGCTTGAGAGCCTCAATGGCTTCTCCGAATGTGTATAGTGGAGTCATTATCGGTTTTCTTTCAGGGTTCGGATTGCTTCTTCGATTTCCTTGGCTTCCACGGCGAGCCGGTTGGCCTCAGAGACTTTCTTTTCTTGGGATGCAATAGCTTGATTCGTCAGGGTTGACTCAAGGTTTGCTGTGAGAATGGCGATGGCGGTGTTCATGGTGAGATGATGTGGCCGTTGTGTTTGTCCGTTCGGAAGCGGGCCAGATTCATGCTTCCAGCGGTGTTTTGGGCCCAGACAGCTTCTCCGTTCTCATGACGGATAATGCCACCCGGAAGGATATGAAGCCTTTGGATTGTCTTCATGAAGCCCATGAAGTGAGGTTGGATCTCCCTTGGGGAGACACCAAACTTTTCAGCGATCTCAGAAGTCTTTGGCAGCCGCTTTTGCTTCTTGATGAAAGCTTCAATGGCTACCCGGACTTCATTCCGGTCTAGTTTCTTTCGTTCTGTCATAGGTCAATGATCTCTCCTTTTGCCTTCTTGGCTTTGTCTTCGGTATTGGCTGGGGCCGTGAGCTTCTCGATGGTCTTCTTGGTGACTTGCTTGCGGGCGGCGTGTTGTTCAGCCGTGTAGAAGTCCAGACCAACCATTGAGTCGATCATCTTGCGGATCGCGTTGATATTGTTGATGGCTCCGGTCTGGGCCATTGATCCAACAGGAAGCTTGGCGATCTTGGAGAGGATCTCTGCCTCGGCCTGCCGTAGGTCTGCAAGCGTGGTCATCCTCCGATCCCTCTCCTCCTTGATCTTCTCCATATCGAAATGCTCGATCAGGGAGATCATGGATGGCTGGGCCATCTGGAGAAGCTGTTGCTTGAATTGGTCCCAGCCGTCAGATGTCTTTACGTTGGTGATCCACTCGGATGTTAGTCCTGTGATTTCAGAGCATTCCTTTATGCTCTTGTTGTGATGGATGTAGAGGATGCAGCAGTCGATCATCTGCTGCATTCGGCGATTCGTGGCCTCGGGAATGGGTGTCACGGTTCCGAATCTAGCAATGAAATAGGACTCTGTGATGTTCCTTGGCTCGATTGTTCCCGGCTTAAGAGACTTCTCCGACTTGCGGGAAAAAGCACCAAGGGCTACTTCCTTAAAGCCCGGAGGCCTTTTGGTTTCGCCATTTTGCTTCTTTCCTCTCTTGGAGCCTACGTTCCTAGGGGTCAGCGGATCGAGTATGGAATCTTGTTCACTCACCAGACGACTTCGATTTGTGGAAGATTGTGATGCGGGCAGTTGTCCCAGTAGTCCCGGCGCTCTCTTGCTTCGTAGAAAGCAGGGTCGCCAAGCACCATATTCTGATCATAGATCCGGTCAAGACCATGGCCAAAGCCCATCCAATAGACCATGGACAACGCTCTCTCAAGTCCTTTTAGGGCTTGCTCTCTTGCATGAAGATGGAAGCGGACTGGTTGGACATGGAATGGAGATTCGGTTCCGACGAACACAAACTTGAATTCCTTGATGTCCACTCCGTTAGCCCGTCCCATCAGAGTGTAGAGAGCATCTTGCCAGTGATAGGCCAGATCCCGGCAGGTGTGGACGATATCATTTGGGTTCTGACGACCGGTGGTCTTGAGATCGTAGATGGTGTCACCAACAAGGAAGTCCAAGCGAGCCTTCAGAGGTATCCATAATTCGCCCAGAGGGCCCCTCAGAAGGACAGCATGCTTGAAGATGCGTTGTGGTTCACCTTGGAGCATGATCGCCCCTTCAGCGTTGTTCTGGAGGGCATTAAGGCACTCGTTAGCTCGGTCCAGATCTTTCTGTGCGATGCACTCGGCTCCGATGGCTTCAGCAAGCTTCACGGCTTCCAGCCAGCCCTTCTTCCTCTTGTCCGTTTCTTGCGAAACATAGTAGAGATCATTGAAGCGGTGGGGCTCAGTCGCCAAGATATCCACCAGAGATCCGAACTTCACGGCTTCGGACGACATGAATGGCTTGTGTGCGATGAACCCCACCGGATCGAAAGCCATCGACTTGAGAGCGGACTTGCTCCAGACGCCATGGTGGGGATCACGGGCTGAGGCTGTATGCGAGTAGTAGTTCTCGTCGTTGATTACAGCCAGCCGATCCAGTGCCTCTTGTTTGGTTTTATACATGGGGCTTTTCTACAGCGGTCTGGACCAGTTGGTCAAGAGGAATTCCGAGTAGAATTGAGATTACTGGAGCCAGCAGTCTTCGATCTTCCAGAGGATGGAGATGCAGAAGAAAGCGGCCAAGAGTCACCAGAGGTTCTGGCTGCGCCACGATTTGAGAGATGATGGTCTGGATTTGGCGCGATGCGCGGGTTCCGTCAGAAAAGATATCCCTAGTCACCCTTTCAGCACAATCTTTCGTAGCTTGCTGGACCGCTTGTCGCGAATTCAAATGGGTGACACCCAGCCGAGATTGGTGGGTCTGGTGCTTCTCCATCAGCTCTTGGATGTCCTTGAGGGATGACACACCATAGGTTCCAATGGCAATTGGACGGGCGGACATCTTCCGAGACTTCAGAACAGGCTTAGGCTTCTTGGCCTTGAACAAGGCTCTGGCGAATTTGACATCCACATGAACGGGCGGATCGCCTTCGTTATGGGTGACAGGTTTTCCAATGATGGCTGCATAGACTGAGGCCAAGAGCTTCTTGACCCCACCTTGCTTGTAGGTGGTGGCTTGGTGTTTCATAAATCAAAGGTAGTTGCTTCCGGTTGTTCAATGAGGGGAAACTACCAACCCGGTCCAGAGATCTCCTACTGGCTCCTATTTCCCGGAAGCAAGAGAGGTATAGAGGAGAAGAGAAGACCAAGTCAAGAGAGACTCTTCAGAGGGTTGTATTTCGCGTTCGCTTCATTGTTTTGAAGAGGAATCCGAAGAAGAGAGAAGCTAAGACTCTCTATCGGAGTATCCATAGGATACTCCTCTAAGAAGCTAAGATCCTAATCTAGTGTCACCCATAAGAGCTAAGACCCGACTGGAGAGGAGGCGAAGAGCATATCCCAGAGCTTTAGCGTAAGCTGAAGCGTAGGGATAGCCGAGTCCTCATCGCAAGGAGGACTCTAGAGAGAGAGCTTAGAAGAGAGAGACGCGAAGGCTGGAACTATTTTCATTTTGAAGCAAGCTCTGATTTTTTGGCCATTGATAATCAAAGAGAAATAGATCCAAAGGCTGCAAATGACCGGTTGACAGGATTTCCTGACTCGATTTTCCCGTAAAAATTCAGATGTTCAGTGCTGTTAGAGACTTATGAAAAAAGAAGGGCCGATTTGGCTGCGGGTCGTTTTGTCTTTCGGTGGATCAAATCATCATGTATGTTGTCCACATGAAGCCAAGAAACCCTGACAAGTATAAGGCCACGCCTGCTAATATAGCCAGAGCCAAGAAGCTATTGAGCTGGGCAGCCAAGAAGGAAGCTCCTTCCGCTATGGCATGGGCAGAGAGGCAGATTGCCATCGAGTGTGGTCTTGATCTTGAGATGAAGCCGCTTACACCGCATACAGCTCTTCAGGTGATTACCAAGCATCATCCCAAGAACCTTCACAAGAGGGCAATGCCCAACACTACCTTCTGGAATAACGTCAGATCCAAGACTAGAGAGGATTTTTAAATTTTTCTCTTTACTCTCTTCCGTCATGGTGTCAGATTACCCCCATGACCAAACGACACCACCTGCGACCCGGAGAGAAATTCCGGAAGATGCCCGGCTACCCCCATGTCCTGATCTCCAACTACGGGAGAGTCTGGAACTCCAAGACTGAGAAATGGATCACGATCTCTTGGAGAAGAGGCGCTCTCTCTGAGAAGATCGCTCCTAAGATCTCCATCACGGACAAGTCCTTGAAGTATTTCAAGAAGACCGTGAACCTGAAGCCTCTGGTGAAACAGGTCTGGCCAAGGACCGAGATCGACTGGACCCTCTTGATGTAATCTTACCTACCACCCAAATGAACCAAGACCAACAAGCCGCCAAAGCCCTGCTTGAGACACAATTCAAAGTCCTGAGCCGCGCTGAAATCGCCGTATGCGAATACGTGATCGAGTATGGATGCCTGCCAAGGCCTACCTACAAGAAGCTCAATGATCCCATTGAGAGCGAAGCAAACACCATCAGACAAGAGAGAGCCCATCTCTTCGAGTCTCTCAAAGTCCAATTCTCCAAAGAAATCGCCAGCTATGTTCAGCGTTGAAATCAAAATCAATGGAAGGCTGGTTACTCATATCTACGGCCACAACGCCACCGCCTTTCCGACTGACGAAGGTCTTAACTACTACGAATATGAGCTGTATAAGGTGAACCACGGAGGCCTTACCTCAGGCAGTGTCACCCACGCAGCCGAAGAAGGAATCGAGAAGCTTGTCCAACTAATCCTAAGCAAAGAACTAAACAATGCAAAAGCCAAAAGCCAACCTGATCTTCATCCACGCCAAGCCTGATGGCCGCATCAAGCTGGAGTATGACGATGGGAAGATCGTCTGCTACAACGCCAGAAACCGGAAGATCCCAGAATCCAAGCACGCAAAGAAATGATCGAGATCCCCAAACTACCATTCGAGCGATCAGTAATCGGCCTCCCAAGGCCGCAGCCAAGGCCCAGAGCCTTTGTCCGCAAAGGCAAGGACGGGACGTTCCGCGCTGCTACCTACGAAGCGGGGACGGCTGAGGCGTGGAAATCTGATATCGCTACCGCCTTCAAAGATCTTGCCGGGGCTCGTATCTCGCATCCCATTGATCTCAGGATTCGATTCTACATGCCTCGCCCGAAATCTCATTTCAAGAAAGATGGATCGTTTTCCAGCGAAGCCTTCTGCTCTCACCTCAAGACCCCCGATTTGGACAACCTTGAGAAAGCCGTCATGGATGCTCTCACCCATATCGGGGTTTGGGTGGATGACAGCTACGTAGTCGAGAAGCACACCTACAAAGACTGGCAGAAGCATGGAGAGCCTGCTGGAGCCTACATCACCATCCAATACGCATGAACACCCCCTACAAATATGTCATCCTGTCCACCCCGAGATCCATGAGCTACTGGCTCGCGGAGTTTCTTGGATTCGACCATGATGCCTCCACGACCTACAAGGACGGGAAGTGGGAGCAGAAGAGCGAAGGCTTGGTGGATACAGGGATTTATCTGAATGAGGAGATGATGTCGTCCATGACCGACGAGAATACCAAGTTTGGATCTCTCAGAAGAAGCACGAAGTCCCTTGCTTGGAGCTATCAGAAGAACTTTTGGCTGACTGAATACCAATCCAGATTGCTTTCTCTTGAGCAGAACGCCACGCTTGAAAGAGCAGCATGGCTTCGTCTCGATGGACAAAGGTCCATCTTTCGTAGCGATTACCCAATCCTTCCATCCAGCCTCAGAAAGATTACCAAAGAGCTAGGCTTTAAATGGGATGAAGAGAAAGTAAAAAAATCCCTTGACGAGAGATTGGATAAGCTGGATGATCCTGCGTATCGAAGCCAGTGCCTTGAGATGCTTGGCCAGATCTTCAACCTACCACAACAATGACCTTAGCTATCCTAGCCCTCAAGCGGCTGATCCAGCAGATGCTGGCGAACCTTCAGTTCTATCCAAAAGGAGAAGATCTCAGGCAAGTCCGCTCCGCTGTGCATTCCTACCGCAAAGCAGTTCACGTATTGGAACGACATGAAAAGAACGCCACTACGCCGAAAGGCTCGCTTGAAGACGTCATCGCTGAAGCCAAAGCCGTCATGGAAGAGCTTGAAAGCGAAAGGTTCAACCAAGCGATCCAGCCTAAAGCCAGTGTCGGACAAGAGGAAGAAGTGGCTCCAAGAATACTCAGCACTGAAGAAGTTGCTAGGATTGAGTCAGAGCTGCGCCGTCTGTGGCCGACCGATCCAGATGGGAATGGGAGCGTCGTGGCACCATCCCTCGGGCAGGAGAACGAAAGCAGACCTGCTAACGATCATCCCGGTGTGTGATTTCCCATGTCATGAACAGATCCATTCCCAGCCCAACTGGGCGATGGAGAAAGGATATCTAACCAAAGCCTACAGAAGGGCACATTAACAAACACATGAAAAAAGAAGTAATAAAGCTGGCAGACCAGATGGTTATTACCCAGAGAGGCAAGTTCGTCATGGACTTCACTTCGGGTGAATCACTGAAGCTGAAGGTAGAGGGCTTTGCAGCCGCTCTGGAAGACGAGACCAAAGACCTTGGAGATATCGAGCCGGGTCTTCTCAAGGAAGCTACACAGCTGGCTATTCTAGCCTATCTTGGCGGAATTCTGGACGACTACGTCCATCACATGGTCGGAGTCAAAACCGATACCATCGAATCCGCTGAAGAAGTGTCATCCAACCTTACAATCCAAGGAGGCAGCCAAGATGGACTTACTCTCTGATATCAAATCTGGAATGAGCCAAGATGTAGCCGATGCTCTAGTTGAGCTATTCCTTTCTGATCCAACGTTCCCAAAAGAACAAGCTGAAGCCACAAGCGGAATCGTTGCTGTCTGCCACGGACTTGCCTACAAGTCAGGCTGGTGGACGAAAAACGGAGAGGATGTCACCCAAACAGGTAACTTCAATGTCCCGGAGAAGCTTTGTCTGATCCACTCTGAGATCTCAGAGGCGATGGAAGGATTCCGTAAAGATCTTATGGATGACCACTTGCCTCATAGAAAGATGGTAGAAGTGGAGCTGGCGGACGCCGTCATCCGCATCTTCGATCTGGCCGGGGCCTTGAGATTGGATATTGGGGGAGCGATGGTCGAGAAGCTTGCCTATAACCAGAAGAGAGCCGACCACCGCCCTGAGAACAGAGAACAAGAAGGAGGAAAGAAGTTCTAATGATTGATCCAAATTGCGAAACATGCGGAGGGACCGGAATGACTCAAGGCTGGAATCCAACATACAGAGATCCAGACAATGCTCTGGGTTATCCAGATGCCGAGCCGTGCCATTGTCTTGATTTGACTTCTTTGGTAGCGGCGGGAGTGATGGGAAACACAGTATCGTTTAACGATCCGAATGGAGTCCTCATTGATGCTCCCGTTTCCGATCCAGACGATGACTTTGACGAGCCACTCGGCAATGCCTACTGCGGTTTGGATGGTCCGTGTGAGTCGTGCACGTAATGAAACACAACCCATCCATCATCTACTGTTCGGGAGATGGCTGCTGGTATCACAGCCGTTGTCCCAAAGCTCTGACGCCTGAGATCAAAGCTGATGCCGAGCTTAGGCGGCGGGTGGTGGATGTTTATGGCGACCCTCTGAAGCTTTCTTGCTGGCGGGACACACCCGTCTCCCAGCAGGAAGCCCAAGAGGCAATCGACCGAATCCACCCGCAAGGAAGAGAAGAAACACCAGAAGAACCATCATGGGACTGAACAAATGAAAAAGAAACTCAGAACAACACCCCTAAGAAGGGATTGGACCAATCACCCATCGGCCAAAGGCCTCTTGGGAGAGAAGGACTTCAGCGTCCACAATAGGGCCAGACTACATTGCAAGGTCTTGGTGTTCGACACGAAGAAGAACATGGAGAGATTCTGGAGCTTGGCTCTTGGGCTTAAGCTTCGGGGTGCTTTGGGGGCTGTGAATTGCCTAGGGGAAATCTTCCAGAAAGATGGAGTCGATGAATACGTCGAGCTTGACCCTCGCTACTTCTGTGTCTGTTCATTCGTCAAAAGACACCTGAACACCGAAGTCTTGATCCATGAGATGGTTCACGTAGGCGAGGAATACCAGAAGCGTGTTGGATTCAAAGGCTGGCCCGGAGAAGACGGGATGCCCGTGGAGGGGATTGCTTATCCTGCTGGAATCATCGGCTGGCAGGTCAACAAATGGCTTCATGAAAACAATCTCTACCCATGACTGAGCCAGATCTAATCAACGAACCGCCCCATTACAGAGCCCATCCAAAAGGAATCGAGGCCATCGACGTAATCGAGGACTGTCCATATCCGAATGTGGCGAATGCCATCAAGTATCTCTGGAGATCCAGCTGGGGAAGCAAAGGCTCAGATCAGATGGACTTGGAGAAGGCAAGATGGTATATCGACCGAGAAATCAAACGTAGATTCCCACAATGAGTATGCCCCGTCATCACTATTTCCGCCAACCCATGCTCGCCCCACGCGGCGGATGGTGGGTTCCAGTCCCCGGCATCAACCCCCAGCCAACATGGGATTCTCTTGTCCAAGTCGTGAGAGCCCGCCAAGGCGATGCTTTCATTGGAGAGGACAGGGTAGCATTCATGATCTGCGAACGTGACCCCCAATACTGCCACAAGCTGGAAGACCTCCGGACCATAGCCAACAAGCCAGCTGGTTGTTCTTCTTGCGCCCGGAGAGCCCAACAACGAAACGGAGGAAGGATCAGATGACATGGAAACCGCCTTGGGAATTATCGGAGTCTTCGCGATCATCACTGCCATCTACTGGCTCATCGGACTCGAACCATTTGACTCAGACGACGACAACGGCTTCTGGTGACTACCCGGACACCACAGCCGGACGGGTCTTCATCAAAGCCCCAAAAGGCTATCCCATCCGTGGGACATGGGTCTGGCCGGGAAAGAGAATCCACTGGATCTCTCCGGGAGGCGGGACCGGAAAGGATTCCAAACTAAGTTACCAAATCTACTAATGAAAAACACCAAACAAGTGATTGTGATCCGGAAGGATCTGAATATGAGGAAAGGGAAGATCGCCGCTCAAGCGAGCCATGCCTCCATGGCCTTCCTGACCTCCAATGGATATATCGACATCAATGAGATGTCCGATGCCTTCAGGGATACCTTCCGAAGCTCGGTTAGAAAGGACTTTGCTGAAGAGATCTCTCACTGGCTGGACAAGTCCTTCAAGAAGGTCTGCGTCTATGTTGAATCCGAGGATGAACTAAAAGCTGTTCATGGTGCAGCCAAGTTGGCCGGATTGGCGTCTTATCTAATCGAAGACAACGGGGCTACGGAATTCAGGGGTGTTGTAACCCCAACATGCGTAGCCATTGGCCCCCATTGGGAAGAACGATTCGTCGGCATTACAGACCAACTCCCCCTTTACTAATGAAAACACTACAACCAACGATCCATCTCGCGCTTATCATCTACGCGATCACCTTCTTGCTGGCGCAGAGCCACATCTTCAAGTCTCCAAGAGAGGCTTTTGGCAGGCTTCTGGATCGCCTATTCGGGGAATCGCGCTACGAGTTCGAGGAATGCCGCATGTGCGTCGGATTTTGGGTAAGCCTCCTTCTATGGCTTGCTTTCTACATCGCTGGATGGGCGGGTGACTACGACCTGCTTGCTTTCCTAGCCGCCTACGGCCTCAGCTACTTCCTAGCCACACAAGAGAGATGAAGCTATTCCTTCTTAGGCTGGTCCCGGACTGCTTGTGGAAGCGCAGACTGTGTGGTGGATACTGGATGTATTACAACACACACCTTCCAATGACCTTTGTTTGGTCTCAGGTCAGCATCCCAGCCAGACAAGCCTGCCAATTCGGGTCAGCAACCATCGAATACCACGGACCAATCAACTACCGCTTATGACCACCTACAAATACAACATCCAGACCCAGAAGATGGGTGAAGTCTGGGTCGCCTGCGAGCCGATCCTCCAAGTATCATCCATCGGCAAGACCGAAGCAGATGCCATTCTCGGCGTTCTCGATGCCATTTCTTCCCATGTCCGGTCGAAATCCAAGCGGGTCGTAGTCCCTCTGGAAGAGATCCGCAAGGAGTGGTCTTAGCGAGAAGATCAGATCGAAGCCCAGAAAAGCAAGAGAGCCGCAGCTATCAAGAAGCTGAATGAACAAAGGAAGGAGTTTGAATAGGCTTGCAAGAGGAGAGAGGCTCAGATTAATAGCCCATGGGTAACACTTCCATCCATGAGCTATAGATACTCTTTCGAGGATCTGGAAAAGATGGGCCTCAGGGGATACGCTCCTCATAGGTGCGACAACTGCGGGTTTCCTCTGGCATTCCGCTATCCAGTAGCTGGAGACTGCACGGCCACAGCCCAATGCGCTTGTTGTGGGAAACGCCATACTAAGACTGGAGCCGAGCTGAATGCAATACCCGGGCCAATCGGCGTGGCAGGGCCTCAATGTCCTCCTTGTCAAAATCCCGACGGAAGCCCCAAGACCTGAGCAACGTGTCATCCATATGTTAAACAACTTCCAATGGTATCGTAAATGGAGAGGCGGCTACTACGCTTCTTGCACAGGACTAATGTGGGGAAGGAACTGGATAAGGCTACACCCTGAAGGATACTGGCGCGCTGAAGAAATATGGATCAACGGAGTCAAGCAGCCGATAGAGCCCTAGCACCCTGATAAAGCCTCTCTCTTACCCCTAGGAGAGGGGCTTCTTCATCTACAGGGAAAACCCTCTTAAATACACCACAGTAGCTCACAGGGGCTCCTACACCCCAAAGAAGGGGTAGGGTGTCTTTTCTCCACACAGCCAGAGAAAGAGAGGGGACCCAAAGAAAAAAGCTAAAGAGTGCCAAGGGAACACCCTCTAGGAAGACAGGGAAAGAGTGGTGGGCTATCTCTCATGTGTGTGGCAGAGAGTCTTTCTCGTATGTGTGGGGTAGAGAGTCTTTCTCTTGTATCTGTGTGTGACTCCTATTCCCTCTGATTCCTTGGGACTCCTCTCAGCTCAGCCCCTCCCCCACCCCCGCCATCCGGTCTAAGCTTTCTCCGGGGGCCCCATGCTCTTTCTTTGATCAGCTCGCTGCGCTCGTTTCAGCAGCGGCTTGCCTCTCTCTCTTCCCTCCTCTCAGCCTCTCTCTTCTTCTTCGCTGGCGCTCTTTCTTTGTGAGACAAAGCTAGGCTTTATATAGAAAACAAAGAGATCTGAGCCCTATAGCTGAGAATCTTGCTAAGCTTAGTAATCTTATAAGGATAGTAAGCTTGAGAGGAGAGAGAAAGCCTTGGTAGCGATGCTGAGCACAGCTCAGCTCGCGGGCTCGCTGGGGATAAGATCTTCGTGTTGATTGTGTTATGAATAAAAGAACCATGTTGGATGTGTTGGCTGTGCTTGGTCTTATCCCGGAAGGCTATGCTGTGTTGAATGAAGCAGTTGTTAGCGTAAAGTATGATGGGGATGAGTTGGTCTTGATCAACTTTGATATCATGCGATTGGAGAGAGCTAAGAAGCAGGATGGCTATTGCTGGATTCTGTGTTCTCCTACAGAGATGGTGGAGGTCTTTGGTCTCTGATAGCTCTTATTCTCTACCTATATGGATACGACACTTACTCGCGCCGATCGGGGGTTGGATGACTGGCTTGAGAGCTTGCATCCGAAGACCCAGCTCAGGCTTCAGAAGCTGATCAAAGATGGGCTTGTGCCAGATGAGCTCAAAGCACTCAGATGGGTGCTTGAAGGCATTGGAGTGCAGGTCGTCTTGGAAGAATGGGATGATAAGCTGCAAAGGCGTATTCGTTCCCTTGGGTATTTCGATCCACCTACTAGCGTCACCTATAAGGATGATGTGCTATGGATTCTCTGGTAATCACTGAGCCCTAGGACATGGCTGGCAAACTGTCCTCAACAAAGCATTAGATCATCTGAGGCCTTGCGGCCTTGGGTCACTATTATACGAACATGAAATCAAACACACTTCTCACACTGGCGATCATCACATTGGTCGCCGCGTTCGCAGCTCTCAGCATGGACAAAGCATGGCTGAGCACTGGGCTTGCAGTTCTGGCTGTTGTCATGCTGCTTCTCACCTATTGGACTGAAGAGCTGGCTAAGAAAGCTGCTCAACCAAGCCGTCTTACCTTCGGAACCAAGCGGATCTCGCCAGATGGCTCACGCTATGAATGGTGGAATGGGACGCATTGGTTGGAGCATTCAGACTTCACAGCAAGGCTACTTGAAGAAGCTCACGTTCAGGACGCTGTTCCCCCATATGTGTTCTTTGAACGCATGAGAGATGCTTATGAGGTGAATGAATACATCCCTCTGGAAGCAGCTAACAAGCTGGCCAACTACTGATCGTAGAAAGCCAGCTCAATAATCCTCCTTACGCGGCCAGCGGAGCATGGCACAATCTCTTTATACTCAATAACTCATGAATATACACAGATCACAAGAAAGTCTCCATTTGCTGGTGTTTTGCACCATTCTCAATGCCATCTGTTCAGCGACATGGCTTATGACTGACCTAAGAGTCGCACTGATGATGTGCATTCTCGGGCTGCTGGCTATTACCACGGCAGCTCTCTCACAAGACCACAGGATCTACAAAGCTCAGATCGTATTCTCCTTCCTCATTGGCCTCACAGGTCTCTACACAGCTCTCATTCGATAATCCCATGTCCATTGCAATCGCAAGACAACTCGCCAAGGCTGCCGGTCTGCCAGTAAAAGACCGGAATGAAATCCCAGCATCGGAAATGCAGGAGATTGAGCGGTGGTTTCACCGAGTATCAGCAGATGTCTATCTGCCAAAGTCTGAGGAAGCCAGCCATGCCCTCCAGCAGGCCTCTAAAGCCGTCGATGAACAAAAAGAGGGTGAGTATAGCCAAAGGAGGTCAGAACGCTTCAGAGCACGCTCACAGCGCAGCTACGCGTCACGCCAGATTGGCAAGCGCACGATCAAGATCGACTTCGAAGAGAAGGTCGTGCTTGGAAGGAAAGAACGAGTGGGCGGCAAAGACATCACGATCTACCGCTGCGAAGCTGAAATCCCCGGATGTTATGAATGGTCATTTGAAGGAAAGGACTACCAGAGCTGGATGGGCAAGCGTGAGCTTGCAATCATGCCACCTAAGTCTATCGGTGGCTACCTCAGCGGACGATATCCCGGATTCGACGTCGCCATTACGACTCAAGGAGTGGTCGCGGTTAAGATGTTCTCTGCTCCGGGAGCAGAGCCAATGGTGGTGCCAAAATACCGAGTATTCCTCAGCAAGAAGCTTCCGGGATGGTATCTCACATGGGAACGGCTTCTGCTTGAAGGCAGATTGCTTGACCGTGACGCAGCGAAAGAACTATGGGCTGCCTACAATTCAGGAGAGATCAGCCAGCAAGAATACAGCGAGAAGCTGGCGATCTTGTGCCGGAAAGCAGAGAAGTTCGAAGATGATCCAGCCACAGGATGGTTGGAGATCAACGAAAAGGGGATGATCCAAGAAATGGAATACGACGACACGCGTGATGGCGTGGAAGTCGAAGAGACACTTGGCATGCTCTACAATCGTGGAAAACACGATGATGATGCTGTGATCTTCCCATCCATCTGCATCAAGCCTACCAACTACCAATGGGAGGAATCGGACGAAGCTATCGAGACAGTGGAAGATGATCGTGTCATCGCAATGACTCTTGGTCTGAGCGAGAGAGCAGTCTCTGAAGCTGAAGACGTCAGCACTCACATGGGAGAGTTCATCCGGAATGCCACGGCAATCCACAAGAAGGATGAAAAGACGCGTCGTAACAACGCAAAGATCGCCGAGGCTGAAGTCTCTGGATGGTAATCTTTCCTAAGCCAGAAGAGATTCTCAAAGAGGCTTCGCCTCTAGGGTTTGATTTGTGAGATCGGTTGAAAAACCACTCGCAGGCATGACAACATAACCAGCAGTTAGCCTTCTGCGGCAAAAAGGCAAAACCGTCTAACTCAATACACAAATGAAGACTACCACCGAAGACACCAAGAACATCATCTTTCTCAACATGACCGGAGCCACCGCTTCTGCCGTCATCGCAGCTCGTCCTGAGCTGAAAGAGCTGAAGAAAGCGGGATTCACCAAGACCATCTGCCGCAAGCTGGGTGATGGCGGAAATCCAGAGATCAAGACGCTCGAAGAAGCAGAACTGAGCGGCGCGTGCGTCGTGAGCTTCAATGTCCCAGTCAACATCGCAGCCAAGGCCGACCGGGTAATCGAGATCCCCGTATCCAAGGCAATCGAGCGAAAGAAGCTCGGTGACAGCCTTCAGCCGGACGAGATGACTCTTCTTACGAAGGGACTGACGGACTTCATTCGCATGCCTCTGCGGGCGTTCATCACCAAGCAGGTTGCGCTCTCGGAAGCGCCAGCTGAAGAAGGCGAAGAGGACATCGCTTTCTAAATAAAAACTAGCCCATGACAGACGGGATATAGTCTGTCGCTTCATTCCAGACTCAATAAGATGGCCCGCTAGCCCCGAGGCCAAAGATTAGAAAAATATCGGGGAAAGAGCAACATCGTTGCTTATTGGGTCTGGAATGAGGTGAAATGGAAACGGTCTTAATGCCGCACCTAGAGGTTGCAAGATGCCGCCATCAGTAACCCGCCCATGGCAGAGGGGAAATACTCTGCCACTTCATTTCCATCCTCCAAGCAATGAGGGCACTGTAAGTCCTAGCTTAGTGCAGAAATAGCCGACGGGAGTTGGTGGCCAGCGCAATACTGGATTGCTTGTGACAAAGTGAGCGACCTGATCTGGAGGGTGGAAATGAGGTAACAGGATAAAGCTAAGCAATCCCGGATGTAATGGTCTTCTAGTGATTAGGAATTCCCGCAGGGTTAACATGGGTTTAAATCCCATTCATTACAGCCACCTCTCCAAATAGCAGGCCAATTCACAGATAAGAGAAGATCAGGTAAGTCGTAAAGCCTCCTTCCGCCTGCTACCACTTTGCAAAGCCATGCTTCACGAAACTCCTAAAGTTGGTCAAAAGATCAGAATTCTACGAGATAGGTGGAATGCGACTGATTGTAAAACCGGTCAAATAGTAGAAATAGTCAGTATAGAAGAAGGATATAACGGAAATCCTAGAATAAGAACAAAAGGAGGCTGGTTCTTTACGAAAGGATGGTTATACAAGGGTGAATGCGCCTGGTCTCAGCTTGAGCTAGTCCAAGAACATACCAGAAAACGCAAAAGCCTCGCCAAGTGACCATGGATATCTCAAAGCTTAAAAGAATCTCATCACAAGATGAGATCAAGAAAGGGACAAAGCTAATTCTAGTAGATATCTCAGATTGGAGATATACAAATCACCGTGGAGAACTAGGCTCAATGCATGAAGTGGCTAAAGATAAGCCAAAAGGGGAAGAAACAGTTCAAGTTCCATGGGGAAGATACACCAAAGAAGATGAAGGGTATGGAATGTATTGCTGGAGATTCGCTCTAGCCCCTGTCAGACCTTCCAGATACGACAATCACTTCAAGAATGAAAGCTCTGCCAGCCCATCTGCCTCCTGTTCCTGAGGGGTATGTCTATCTTGGAAAAGGGAAAAGCTTCAAGAAAGATGGATCATTCCATGGTATTTACCATGAAGAATGGATGAATAACTGGTTCAAAGGAGTATACGGAGGAAAAATAGTAACAACGCACTACTGCTGTCCAATAGGCTCTACAACACACATTCTCAACTCAGGGAATCCACGATACATAAACCACCACAAGAAACAAAATGACAGAGATGCCACAAGTTGAAGCGGGAGTGCCGCTTCCAAACGCAGCAGACCGGAACCAGAAGGTCGCCTTCCTCAATGCAATGCAGGCGGGAGAGTCCTTCAAGGTCAAAGCAGAAGATGTCCCAAAATGGCGAGGCGCTGCCAGCCGAAAGGGAATCACGCTCATCACTCGAAAAATTGACTCCGACGGGACAACCCGAATCTGGAAGCAATAAGAGACTTTCAATCGCTACAAAGGGCCTTCGGCCCTAGGGCGGTTGTTTCGCAAAAAGGAAGGAAGCCCTTCCGCCTCACAAACCAAACCAAGAAAGAAAAAGACAACCATGTCTCAACTGAAGTTCAGCCTCATCGGCCTCCACCTCGCATCGGTCCTCCAACTGACCTCCACCCCTCACTTCCTCAGCCGCTCGCTGAAGGACGGCAAGGATGTGGTCAATGTGAACACCGGTGACACCAACAGCGTCGCAGTCGTCATCACTGGCGAAGACGACAAGAAGAAGATCACGGTCAACGTGACCGTCGCCTCCAAGGGTGACGTGTTCGCTCCAGTCGTGACCCGCTTCCCGGACGCTGACACCAAGAACCGCGTCGTCGCCCTGATCAAGAAGGGCCTCGACTCCGCTGGCAATCCGGAAGATGTCGATGGCGTGACCGTCATCGCCCCGGAAGAGGCCGCAGGCTAATCCCTGAGGTGAGCTGGGCATCCTCTTTAAACTGCCCAATTCTCAACAACCAACACAGAAAACTACCATGTATTCCATCAGCTACTTCGGTCAGACGATCCAAGCCAACGGCACCATCAACGAGGCTCTTGCAGCTTCGGGCACCAACGTCCCGGATGACCAAGACGCCTACGTGAACGGCCAAGCCGTCTCGCGTAACAGCACGCCTACCGCTGGCTCGACCGTGACGTTCCGCCCGCGCGCCTCTGGTAAGGCATAAGAGCTAAGCGCGTAGCGCAAAAGCCAAGCTCTGCTGGCAGACCAGAGACCAATAGTCTGCCAAATTTTCTAAATCTCTAAACAGATTTCTCCCAAAGTGAGGAAAGCCCGACTCCGTGATTGGATAGAACGGATGAAAGGATATCCATCAAAACGCCACTAGAGCGGAACTCATGAGTAAGAAAACAGGAATGCACCATCCGGTAAGCAATGGTGACGGTCGGGAGTAACGCCCGGTGTAAGGCAACGCACTGAAAGCGGTGAAGTAAGGAAGATATCCATGCGGACTAAAGCATGGAATGACCATTATGGAGCTTTCTAAATGAATTCCTGAATCCTTGATTCGTCCCTCGTCATCAAGTAAAGCCCCCGACTATACAGGGCGTGGAGGTAAGACAGATGAAGGTTAAGCCCCATATAAGATAGTGGTATGATATACTCAGTCTTCAATAGACTGGAAAGGCACACGGTTGTCAGCAACTGAACCATCAGAACAAAAGGATTTGATTCCCGGAGCTGAGACATAAGAAGCGAAGCAATACGCCCCATTCTGAGTCTCTTGAAGAATAAGAACCATGAAGGTATATAGCACACTGACTGGAAGATGTAAGAAACCACAATACGTGTAATTAGGCTACTGTTCCCGAACAATCTAGCGATTCTGGCCATACAGAACAGCCAAGCCGAGGAATACTTGAAGGCGGGGGAAATAATTTCCCCAAATAACTACCATGAACGTAATCGGTCTGATTGTCCAAAAGACGGACGGAAGTCTTGTGCAGATGGCCGCTCAGGCCGTTGAAACGCCACTCACCAAAACCAAAGAGCTGGCTGGTCCATTCAATGTCGAGTTCAACCTGAACGACAAGAAGGGCGAGCATGAGTTCAAAGGTCGGGCTCTGATTGGAGCTGAAGAGATCATCATTGGTCTGGAAACCTATCCAATCGCGGCACATACCAAGAAAGCGGAATCCGCTCGGGGTAACATCCTGAAGTATATCTTGGAGCTGAATGATAGAGGTGAATACGAGATCCTGAAAATGGAGCCTCGTAAGATGTTCTCAAAAGGCAAGATGGTGGTTCTTCGGATCTACCAAGGCTCTGTGACAGCATATCTTCTGGAAGAAGATGGAACGAGCTGGGTCATTCCTTTCTACAACTTCTACGAGTCCGGAGCAATCTGCATGGGCAACCTGCGGCTGAATGGATCTCCTCTGGCACAAGCATTCCAAGTGCTGTGCTCTATGACCACACCACACGAAACGTGGGACAAGAAGAAGTATCAGATCAACTTCCGAGCCAAGGACGATCGAGTCATCGAGACTGAAGGTCGGATGATCAACAACGGGCCGATCGACCTGCCAGAGATGAAGGAATACAACCAAAGGCTTCTGGCGGCTGAGGTTATCGGAACTCTGACGCCATGAGCTTTCAGAGGCCTCCTAAGGATCTTCCAAAGCTTCCAAGATACTACGAATACCTTGGGAAAGGGCCTATAAGAGACCAATGGTCAAGAAATGTAGAATCAAATGGAAATCTATTGTTCTGGGGAGGCGGAACATACGGAGATGAAAAATGAAAAACAGTAAGCAATCCCAGAGGAGGCGTGGGGAAAAATCACTACGCCACCAAGATCGGCTCTGAAAGCCACAAGCGATTCAAAAAGCCATGAATGTAGTTTTTCTAGCAACTGCCGGGTCAAGCGCACCCCCGCAGAACCAACAAGCGCACCTTCAACTTATTCAACAACTCGGATGCAAACGACAGCAACAGAACGCCCCGCAACAACCCATAGTCCTCTGGGAGGGATTCCACGGACAGGTGGAGATTACAAAGCCAAAGAGATTTCAACGTCCCGTATCATCCTCGTCGGTGCCGGTGGAGTCGGCGGATTCATCGCCAAGCATCTTGGACTTCTGATCGGAGTCGAAGCGATTCTGATCATCGACGGTGACAAGTTCGAAGCGAAGAACCGCGACCGCCAGATGTTCTCCATCGGCAAGGAAGGCTGGGGCAAAGCAGACATCGTGTCTCGCGCGATCGCCGCCACGACAAAAGCCGAAGTGACCAGTCTGGATGAATTCATCACGGTTGAAAGCTTCAAGAAGATCGTGGCAGACTTCGAGCCCACGCTGATCATCTCTGCGGTGGACAACGACAAGGCACGCGAAGCAATCTTCGCTCACAATGCCGAAATGCCTATCCTGTGGGGAGCCAACGAACTGTGGACGCCTCAGGCAGGCCTGTCGGTCCCGTGGAAGCCATGGAACCCAATGGTTGCATTCAAGGCTGCTGAAGCGGGAACTGGCTGCAATGCCCAGACGGTCCACGCCAACTCCTGTGCTGCCGGAATGGCAATGATGCTGCTGTCCATGTATGCCAGCGGCCATGAAGACACGGAGAAGCTGCCAATCTTCCTGAGCAAAGGCGGCAACAGCCCGCTGTTCCAGATGTTCCAGAACGAGATCTGATCTCCAATGGTGCTTGTATATGAAGTAGTCTCTACGTCGGCTGCGATGGCTGCCGGGAACCCGAGAATGACGCTGAGTCAGCCTCGCCATATGCAAGCACCACCACTCTCTAATGAAATAGTCGGCGGCTGACAATAGATTCAGCGGGTTGAGAAAACATCCGGTCTATTGAATAATGCCGAGCATGCCCGGCGACCATTCTCCCAACACCCAGCAGGAATAGAGCCGGAAGAGAACTCCGGACAGGGCCTCGCGATTTGCCCCCATTGAACACCTGCAGCACTTTCCAATCTCATGATACATCAACCAAAAGCGATCCATGAGATCATCAGGTCTCATGTAATCGCCAACTTCGTCGGATACTGCCATTATATCTATGGCCAGACGCCTGAAGTCTATCTTCAGACATATCTGGAAAAGGAAAGGAAATCCACAAGCAAAGCCAAGAAGAGCTTCCAGACTCTGGATGATCAATGCCGGAAGGTAATTGCTTACCTGAAGCAAGAAACAGAGATCCCAGAGATCAAGAATGGATACAGCATCTTCGAGATTGCTAAAGAAGAAAAAGAGCGTCCACCCAGACACCTGAGAGCAAGTGGATTTATCCGCATTGAAGAAACAAAAGCTCTTGTAGTATGCCTTGGTGACTACCTGCATAGTAATCCAATACAGCATGATGGAATCCAATCCATTCAAGACTTCATGTGGGCAGCCAAGAAGATCTGGGGAGGAAAGAATCCAACCGTTCTTAATCCATTCCAAATCGACCGAGAATTCATTGGAAAAGAACTATCAGATCAAAAAGCAACAATGCTGATTTCTGATGGATCAGGGGCTCGATACGCAAAACCAAAGAGAGATCTGAACGAATGGACAAGGTATGATACCAGATTTGGAGGAGAAGGACTGCTGAACAATGTCACAATCCACAACATCACCAAATCCACTGAAATCAAAGTCTCTGGATACAGACTCGAAGATCACTACGGTCGAGGAGAGTGGACCAGAAACGAAAAAGCCTTCCTTGAGAAATACTTCCCAGAATACGAAGAACTAATCCTGTCATGAGCGCAGTTACTTGGAAAACCAAAAGATACATCGGAAAGGACACACCATTGGGTCGTGTTCTTATGGAAGAAACACTTCCAACCTTGCCAACTCATGAAGGAACAGGAGTCCGCTTGTCGATTCCCAAGATCCCTCTGGAGTTGTTCATGATGATTGCCTGCTGGCAGACTGAGATCGCGTTGGAACACAAATGCGAGTCTGCAACCAGCCTCTTCCTTGTGGATGGCCAATGGATTGCAGAACCTCTTCATCAGGAAAACGACAAGCAGTCGATGACGATTGATGTCGATCTGACTCCAGGTGGAATCAATAAGGACATCCTTGCCAAGTATGAAGGCAAGTCCATGGTCCATGCCACGCTTCACAATCACGTGAACGGCGGAGCCGGGCAAAGCTCGACTGACGTCAAAGACGAGAAGAACCTCTTCGGACCCCACATCACCATCGGCAACCTGAACATGGCGAAGATGTCCTACCATGGACGTCTGTCATTGATGATCGACGGTAAGCATGAGTTCGTCCTCCTTCACTTCTGCGACATCATCGAGACAGGACTTGGTAAGCTTACAGACAGCATGACCGAGAAGGAGCTGGATAGCATCGCTGATGCCATGCTTCGTCTTCCTCGGATGGGTTACAAATACCCTGATGAATGGAAAGATCGGTTCCAGCTGAAGAAAGCGAAGGTAATCCCGATCAGAAACAGCCATCACGGCCATACCTACCAGCAAGGATTCAGCTATCAAGATGAAGACTGGGAAGGTGGATCTATCCCTTTTCAAAAAGGGGCTCACGAAAAGGTCAGTCTTTTAGAGGCCGTAAAAGACGCTGGTGAGTTCCCATACGCAATGCTGAGCTTCCTAGACTACAGCGCAGGCCTTGAAGGCTTCGAGAAAAGCATTGAAGGATCTTCCAAGATCGTCAAAGAAGCGGTCACATACATCTGCCTGAAGAAGAAGCTCAGCCTCAAAGAGATGTTCGAGATTCTCACAAAAGAACCACAACAACAACAAACATAACAACATATGAATGCCAATATCCAATCCATCAAACCATTCAACTTCAGCGGCGGCCAAGCAGTCGAAGCCATCGGACTCTCCGGAGGCCAAACGATCAAAATGATCTTCTGGAACCATCCGCTGCAAGGATCAATCCAGCCCGGAGTGACCGTGGATATCCGTGAAGATGGAAAGACGTCGAAGTGGGACAACTACAAAGGAGAAGATCGCTTCAACATCCGAGATAAGGCATCTGTTACCATCCTTCCGGGAGGTGCTGCACCACAAGCATACGCACCACCTGTCCAGCAAGCCCCTCAACAGCCCGAATACGGCGCTACGCCATACCATCCGACTCCTGAACCAACTCCGGCCTATCAAGCGCCTGTAGCCGCTCCTGAGGGAAAAGGAGAGGCTGTTCTCGCAAGAGCAGCAGAACTTCAACACTTCTACGTGTCACAACTCGTAGGAAAAGGCTTCAGCCGGGAGGAAGCTGTCACCATCAGCTCAGGCGCAGGCAATGCTGCTGAGATCACAGCCAAGTGGTGGTTCGGAGAAAAAGGAGCATGATTTCGATTCCAGAACAAACCTTCATCGTCCCGTATGCACTTCTCATCGAAAGCGAAGAGAAGACAAAAAGAAGAGATCAGATCAAGCAATGGTTGGATGAAGGCAAGACAGTCGTCTTCAAGCTCAAAGGAACCAACATCGTCAAAACCATCCGCGAGTGGAAGGAAGACAAAGATGGCGATCTCTTGGCTGATACATGGACCGGCAAAGTCCCAAGCATCTGCTGGGAATCCAATCAATACGAAGTAAGCTGGGAAGAATAAGATTCAATGGAGGAATAGAGCCAAGGGAGAGCCTTGGACAAGGTTGCTCATGCCTCGTATGAACACCTCCACCTTTGCTTCAGTAGCTCAATCGGATAGAGCAACGGATTTCTAATCCGTAGGTTGTCTGTTCAAGCCAGACCTGAAGCACCAATCTCCAAAAGCCATGAATGAAGCGCAAATCCAAGAACTACTGATCAAACATCCAATGCCAGAAGGCTGCGTTCTAATTGGATGGGGAGGGAAAAAGATCAAGTTTAGTGAAGAAGCAAAGCCTAAATGGGGAATGAACTTCGATGGCTTTGGAGCTAAAAAATGGGGCCACATCAAAGATTACTATCCTGGTAGAGCAGGCTGGAGACCAGAATCTGTTAACTGCCTCTACGCAGACTACCCAGACTCTGAAATAGCCAAGCTAAATGGACTTGGAAGGAATTCCCGATACAACAATCACTTCACAAAAGAGGCAAATCATGGACTTTAAGAAAGGCGATAGAGTTAAGGTGATTCACAGCCTAGGAGATATATTGACTGCTGGAAGCGAATGGAATGTAGTTGGGACATATAACAATGGAGGCAATTTCCTTCAGCTTAGATCTGACGATGGAAAATACACAGATGGCTGGTGTATGTGGAGATTCAAGCTGGTCATACAACACACAAGAAAGAGAAAGAGCCTGATCAAATGAGCTGGATAGCAGAAGTAGGAGACAGGCTTGAGGTAATCAAAGAACGACCTCAAGGAGCATCAGAAGAAGTAGGAGCTATTCTTACTGTCGAAAAGCTGACAAAAGGCAAAGTCTGGACATCCATCACCGATGAAAGACACAGACTTGCAATGAAAGCCTATCAGGACGGCAGGTGGGTCTTCGATCAAGGAAATGAATCACTAAAGCTGCTACCTCGCCACACACGCAAACGCGTAAGCCTTCAAAAGATTTCGGGCAAATAATGGGAGCTTTCCCTGTTCCCTAAAAGCAACAGCCCAAGCCATAGGGAGAGTTAGATAACCTGATCCAGCAGGGTGAAAGCACTGGAAAAGCGTGTGTCGGATAGCGGCGATTCCAGCAGGTTGTAACCCTGCCTCGAAAGACACGCAGGTTCGAGTCCTGACGCACGCACCATTTTCCCGGTGTCCTAGGAAACGCCGGAAAGAGGACCACAGCTCTAACTGTGGAGGTCGAGCTGGTAAGACCATAGTAATCCAGATAGCACCCTGAAGCGAATAAACAGGCCCAGATTCGACGGGCAGAACGAATCGGCACCCTTGCCACAGTAGGGATAATGTTCGCCACTGGAACGGCGGTTCACTTTCCAAGATTAAGAGTAGCCTCCCACTCTTTAAAAACGAAGGCCTTCGCTGTGCGAAGTAAACCAACAGGATAAGCGACTTCGACTGTAACCGAAGTGTCCACTTTCTACACAGAAACATCATGGCCATCACAAGACTTACAGCCCTCCTAAGGAAAGGAGATGAGAACGCAATCGCGCAATTCGGAGAGCGAATCCATGCTGGCGAAGACCCAGCTAAGATCCTCAAAGAGGCCATTGCTATCGCCAATGAAGCACCACCGGCCACAAGGCGAGTAGAAGAGAACCTGTTCAATCTCGTCGGTAACGATAAGCTGATCTTCGAGTCTGGTGTCTTCCGACTGACAGGAACGATCAACCAAGCTGAAGCACGTGAGATCGTAAAATACGCGGTCAACATGCTGAATGACTCTGAATCCATCTCAAACATGGCAAGATGGGTCATTGGCAACATCGCTACCATTCTGGAAGAAGCTGGATTCTCTCTGGGTGACTTCGTTGAAGCTACGGAAATGAACTACAACACGGTTGCTTGTTCAGCCCGGACATTCCGTGAGTTCAGGAACAAGCGATACCGACTTTCTTTCGCCCACCACAAGGAGATCGCCTACCAAGCGGAGCTGACCGAAGAAGGCAAACATGCCATCCTTCAGCTCTGTGAAGAGCAAGGCATTCCTGTCCTCAAAGCCCGTAAGATCGCCAAAGGCGTGCGGGAGAAGATGAAAGAAGGACAAATCGAAGACTGGGCTCAAGCAGCGCAGCAAGCACTGATTGAGATTACCGATGAACCCACAACCAAGTCACTTTACCTGCTCATCCTTCCCACTGGGCCTCAGATCATTGATCGAAAGCCAAGTGACGCAGAAGTCGGAGGAAGCCTTGGTGCCTACAAGCTCTCCAAAGTCATCAAAGACGCTGGAGAAGAGACTGGAGAACGAGAAGAAGCTGAAGCAGGAGTTCCGGAGCCTGTGCGCCCAGATGATGATGATGTCAGAGTCCCAATCGGGGCAACTGATGTCGGATTCTGAAAAAGAGCAGATTGACTTCATTGAGGCCAATTTCGGAACATTCCTGGCGGTCATGGCAGCCGCAGCCAACAACAAGATCTGCCTGATATCCGCAATCATAGAAATCCGAAGCAAATGGCTAGAATCAACCTGAACGAACTACATGAAGGACTCAAATCTCACCTCGATGACTTCGCTGTAAGCTACTTCCCCGAGGCTCAAAAGGACAGCAAAGGCTACCGAATAGGATCTGTTGCTGGAGAGAAGGGCAAAAGTCTGTGGTTCGGCTCGGAAGGATTCCGTGACCATGCAACTGGAGAAAAAGGAAGTCTGATCAAGTTGATCTCATTGAGCCGTGGAATCGGCATCATCGAAGCAGCCAAGGAACTAGCCAACAAGATTGGAATCCAATGCAGCGAGGACAAAGAACTCTCAGAAACCAAGCCAAGCCGTGTCATTCTCGATCACATTACCGAGCCATGGAAGAAGTGGCTGGAAGGAAGGGCTCTCGACTATGACTTGGCTCTGGCGGCTGGTGTTCATAGTGTTGACAGTGGTGATCTTGCGATCTTGCACAGAGACACCAATGGACGAACCGTGTCCATCAAATACCGGACTCCAAATGGAGCATGGAACCATCCGGGCGGGAATCACGTTCTTTGGCCCCTAGAATACACGTCACGGGCTTTTGAGGATGCTGAGACAATCTACATCACAGAAGGCCATTGGGACGCTCTAGCAGCCATTCAGTGCGGTTTCCCGGCCGTCTCGATCCCACAAGGAGCAAGCAACACAGATTGGATTGCCAATTGCTGGAACTTCATCAAGTCATTCACGACTATCGTGCTTTGCTATGATGGTGACGAACCCGGTATGATGGGGCTTCGGAATGTGGTTCAACGGCTCACAGAAGGCGTTCGGATCATCAAGTATCCAGAAGGCTGCAAGGACATCAATGACATCCTGAGGAACTGCGGAGTAGATGAAGTCAGAAGGGTTCTGACGAATCATGAAGACTTCGTGCCGGAGAACATGGTCTTGGCTTCAAGCCTAATCGAAGCTGCTCTGGAGGATGTGAACTACGAGTTCGAGCATGAAACGGCATTTGGCCAGAACTTCCCATTCAGATACAGGCCCAATGAAAGCACTGTCTATTGTGCTTATACAGGCCACGGGAAGGCTCTAGACCTCAATACTCTGGTTCATACGCCAAAAGGACTTAAGCCAATACTTGAAATTCAAGAGGGAGATCTTGTAACAACACCATTTGGCGACAGTAGCCGAGTTATTGCAACGTCAGAGATCTTCACCGATCATGATTGCTTTGAGATCGAATTCGACAACGGAGCGAGAGTGGTGGCAGACGCAGGACACCTGTGGCTTACGGACTGCCCTCAAAGCAGAGCCTCAAAACAAAGGTCTTCAAAGAGAGGAAAGCCGACTTCTAAGAAGGCGAGTAATCAAGATCACAAAAAGGTCCAATCAAAGATCAGGACAACCGCTGAGTTATACGCAGATCAAAGAGGGGTATATGACGGCAGAGTCAAATACTCTATCGACCTAGCCAATCCATTCATGGGATTCACTGATCCAACGATCAAGATCCCAGGATACACTCTTGGAGCATGGCTCGGAGATGGAACATCCTCAGGAGGATCAATGACATGCCACATTGATGATAAGCAAATCATCGAAGAGATCGAAAAGGATGGTTACAAAACAACCAAGAGATCGGGTAAATACTCATGGGGGATCTATGGTCTACTGAAGAACCTCAGAGAAGCCGGGGTTCTGAACCATAAGCATATCCCAGAAGCTGCCCAACGAGCAGACATCAAATACAGACTGGCGTTGCTTCAGGGCCTGATGGATACCGACGGCTCCATAACCAATGGCCAATGCGAGTTCTGCACAACGAAGATTGAACTAGCTGAAGGAGTTCTTAGGTTGGCATCAGGACTTGGAATCAAAGCCCGGATGTATGAAGGAGAAGCCACACTTGATGGTAAGTTCGTCTCCATGAAATACAGGATCATGTTCACGACTAGAGTTCCTGTATTCAGGCTTAAGAGGAAAGCTGAAAAGATCCCAACAAAGACTAACATCGCCACCGAAAGGGTCTTCATCAAATCAATCAGGTCCACTTACAAGAGGCCTGTAAAATGCATTCAGATCGAAGATGCTCATGGACTATTCCTTATCACTGAACAAGGAATCGTCACGCATAACAGCTCCACCATCCGCCAGATGGCTTTGCACTTTTCTGCCAAGTATGACGAGAAGACATTCATTGCTTCATTCGAGGACACTCCAGAAAGTCTTACAAGGTCTCTGATCCAGCATCTTGGACCAAGGGTGCCACGTGACATCGTAGAAAAGCTGCTGTCCAACATCCTGATCTACGACACAACGCAGATCGACAAGGTCAAGAAGGCCCACAAGGTCAAACCAGAGACAATCATCGCTCTCTTTGAACACCAGTTCAAGAGATATGGATATCGCCATTTCGTGGTGGATAACCTGATGACTCTGGATGTCGATCGTCAGGACAACAACAGCCAGTCCAACGCTGCGGACATGTTCCGTCAGTTCGTATTGAGCTATCCAGTCCATCTTCACCTTGTAGCGCACCCACGCAAACCACCAAGCAAGACCAAGCTGGAACCACCAGATCCATCGGAGATCCGTGGTGCTTCCGAGATTGCGGATATGTCTTGGAACATCTTCTCCCAAATCCGAAACATCGAGAAAGGAAGAATCATGGACGGAATGGTCATCCAAGGCCAGACACCAGATCGTGTGCAGCAATACGACCGAACTGAGCCAGATGCCATCATCCACATCAAAAAGCAACGGACAACAGGAGATCTACCAACGCTTCACCTATGGTTCGACAAAGCGACCAGAACCTTCAGAACCAAATACTAACGATCATGTTCTTTGAGAAATACTTCCTAACCCATCTGGAAGAAGCCATTCAGATGGCTTGTGAGCAGACATGGGGACATCGGTTTGACAAATACCAAGTCAGATCCATCACGAACATCAACATGGATGGGGAAGAGACCTATCTTGTAGTCATGCACGACGGCAAGATGGTTGCTCCAATCACAGCCTATATCGTGCAGACGGATGAGCTGGATGCTGATGTCCTACATGCTGATTGTGGTCTTTCCGGTGTTCCGAAGCCACTGAGCCCAGAGCTTGGCAAAGAAGCATCAGGAGAAGGACTATATGTCATAATCGACCAATGCTACGGCTACTTCGTGAATGAAGAAGCTCTAGTGCTTGGCCGGGCATTTCTCGAAGAACAAACGGAAGAAGAAAATGAGCCAGAAGATTGATCAAAAGGTAGTAGTGGAAGACCGAGGAGAGGTGCTTCTTGGTAATGTGGGCAAATACAGCATGGGCGTTAAACAACGCTCTGGAGTAAGCACCACCTTCTACATCTCAATCCCACAAACCGATGTCCCAGAAGGTCAGAAAGACCCGGTCGTGACAGGATCTGGGATGAAAGTCTGGAAGTTGCATGATAACTGCGATGACTTCAAGCCATCCAATGATGCAGACAGAGAGGTGAATATCGCAAAGCTTCTAGCAGGACAAAAGCTGTGAGCGACACCGCAGCACCCGAAGGCGGGGTGATACTTGGATACGGAGAGACGTTCAAAGTTCCTACATATGGTTTCAGAGGTTGGGTCAAATGCTCGCCCCACAATTGGCTTGCCCAGTCGTTAATTACTGATCCGTATGACAATTGCCTCTACGCCGCCCCCTACGACTCCGAAGTAGTCCGCCTCAACCGCCCCTCCGGCAATCCCGGTCAGGAGACGGGGACGGACTATGCCGCTTCTCTCGGGGCAATGGCCCACAATTACCAAAACGGACACTCATGGGACGATCTCGATGGCGAAGTCTGTTTGAAAGCCGCCGCCGAACTCACCACCGCCCGCGAGGCGATCCTGGGCCATCAAGATACGATCCGGGAAATAAAAGAAGCAATGGAGGAAATTCTTCCATACCTGCACTCCTACAAAAAAGTTGAAGATGGACCATATCAAACAATAGAGAAAATCCTCAAAAGATAGAATCCAGCCCTCTTCGGAGGGCTTTTTCTCTGGTCTATGACTTGCAGAGTAGGGCAGCCCAAGTGCTGGGCCTTACTCAAACACCATTCCAGAGCCTGAAGTAGATGACGCGCCATCAGTGTCTCTATAGTTCTGCTCCAGCCTTCCTTGGATGCCTCTTGTGGCAAACAACGAAGCAAAGGCAGTAGCTACATCTTTGGCTTCTCTCATTCTCCATTCTCGGATTCCACCTTCAAAGTCCACAGCCATATTCATAGAGGAAATTCCTCGTTCAACCACAGCTCCGGGATATCCAAGAGCATTGAGAGTGGCTTGGCCAAGAGCTTCACCTTCAGATTTCTGGAATGGCTTGTAGTCTTCTTCCATTACATCAGCCAGTCCATATCGAAGACCTTCTGTGGCGATGGTTCTAATAAAGTCGTTAACCACAGGAAGTGACAAGATGGTGCCAAATCGACCGGTCATCGGAGCCAAGTCAAACATGGTCTTCCATCCCCTTTGCTGCCAGTATTCATAGCCAGATCCAACAGGCTTCGTCCGACGTTCCCATGGAATTTCATTCAAGAGCTTCTCATAGATGTCCTCTTGTTCCATATCCAGACCGGGGACAAGTGCCAGAAGATGGGACAAAGCCAAGTCGCGGGTAGGCTTGGCAAGGAGGTTGAAGATCACGTTCTGAATGCCAATCTCGGCCAGCTTGTAGGCAGCAGTAAGCTTCTCTGCTGCGGTCTTGGAATGAAGCATCTCATTGGCATACCTGCGGGAATGGGAGGCCATGGAAGTCGAATGAGAACCAAATGCCCGGAAAGCCGTGGACCAGAATTCAGATCCGACAGTCGATCCTTTCATCTGAAGCATCTGGCCGCGTTCCTCAAGTGCCGAGGTGCCCATGATTTCTTCAGCTGCGATCCTCGATTCAGTCGCCCACTTTTGATTCCAGTTGGACTTGTCGAATGCTTGGTCTTGGGTGAGTCCAGCGGAAAAAGCCCTTCTGAGGTATTCAGTATGGAAAATCCACCAAGTAACCGCGCCGTCAGGCTTGCCGGTCGTCCAATCAAGTGCCGTTCTCATGGCGGTTCCCACGGCAAACTTAGCACCAGCAGAGGCATGGTTGGCCATTCCGGCAATATCCAAAGCTCCTTGGATTGGCTTTCTAAGCTCAAGGGCAAGCTTCTCTTGGAAGTCTTTGTTGCCATCAGCCCCGCGTTTCATGATCGCTGGAGCCATGGTCTTCGTCAGCTCGATCATGTTCTCTCTGAGCTGTGGGTTGTCGAATGCAGAAATAGACGCCACAGCAGCTCGGGCATGAGATCCGGCTTTGTCACTCCGGAATGACTTTGGACCGGCTCTACGTGCCTCGTTGAGGGCAATACGGCCCGTGTAGAGAGCAATAGCAGGGATGGTTTGTTTCACCACTTGGTCGACATCAGCCAAGGTCATGAATGCACCGGCTTGGGACATGCCAAGAAGGATTCTGCGGGTGCTATTGTCGATAGCCAGACCGCTCTGGAGGCCGGTTCTTGTTCTGTCGAACAGCATTCTCATGCCAGAGAGAGTGACATCAAGTGCCGCGAGTTCGCCTGCTGGCAAAATAGTCTTGGCCTTGTCCATGATCGCACCAACCCAATGCGCTCCGCCATCAAGCTTCGTGCCGAGAGTGTGGTGAAGAAGAAGGAATGCCGGAGCAGTCTCCATCATGAATAGATCCCTCTTGAGCATGCGGATGACCTGACCACCATCGAGATCCATCATGTAGTTGTGATCGACATCAATGAAGCGTTCGTTTAGAGAGCGAGACTTGGAAGATCCAACCTTCTCACCAACCGGGCGGAACATATTATCAATGAACTGTGTAGAGTCATCCAGCTTGGCATTCATCCACGGGATGTAGTTCTTGTAAGATCCCGATGTTCTACCAAGAAGATCAGCCGTAGCTTCATGAGCCGGGCGGATTTCATCAAACATCTGTCTCACATTGGCCACCCATTGGCGTTCGTTGGGAGACATCAGAGCATTGATCTGGTTCTCGTATTCAGCTAGAGAGATAGCCCCACCTGCGAATTGGCGGGCTGGAGCAAAGAAGCGATCCATTTCCTGACGGTAGATCTTCCGCATCTTCCATGAACGAAGTGCCTGATCTTTGCCTACCGAGACAAGAGATTGATAGGCCTTCTCCAGTTCCTCAATGGACTTGGCAATTGCTTCGTTTGGATTTCCATCCAGTGGATATTGGGTGAGAAGACCAGCGAGTTGAGCGCGGACACGGGCATCTTGATACGATCCAAGAAGCTTCTCGGTCATACCATTGAATCTCTCTTCAATGTCGATGGACTTGGACTTGAATCCGGTCACACCAGATGCTCCGTCGATGCCGTGCATCATGTAGCCCATGATCTCGTCGATATTCGACCGAAGCTCAGGGGACTTGGCTCCATAAATCGCTACGACATCATCGAAGGTGTTGTATTGCTGGAGAGAGTTGATCCGGCCTCCTTTGGTATGGGACACTGGATTCCAAACAGCATTGGTCAGGAAGCGAGATCCCCACTCCTTGGCGGTTACGTCTCTCCACTTGTCGTAGAGCATGTGAAGCTTGATATCAGCCACACGCTTGATCGTTCCCACTCCGGGCTTGCGGGCAAATCCACCAGCCACGGCAGCATGGATACCGGAAGCAGCGGCTTTGGAAACTGCTGGCCTCATGGAATACTCAGCGAGATCCTCAAGAGCAAACAGAACATTGGCTCTGAACCACTTGCGGGAGTAATCATTCTGAGCGACATCCCGGAAGATGGGAGCCAGCTCAGGAGATGCGATCATGGTGGAGTAGTAGTCTTCAGCAAAGACTCTGGCTAGATCGCGCCTTTGTCTTGGATCGGCTTCTTTTGTGGTAACACCAGAGAAAAGTGGGTTGTTGGTCGCTGGCCCAGCCATGGCCTTCACCTGATAAGCAAGTGCCACATCATCGGTTGTCGCACCCGGAAGCTCGGCTACGTCTCCTGTTGGTTGGTCTTCCGCCACCCATTCAGATGTCCATTCTTCGACATTCCTTCCGATCCTTGCCTTGAGAGATCTGGAGAGTGCCTGCATTGAGCCAGAATTGGCCTCTACAAGGCTTAGGCCAGCTTGGTTGAGCGACTCTGCCCGAGTGGTCGTAAGAGCGGCTGTAGTGGCCTCTGTGAGCCCGTATTCGACTGTCTCTGTGGATGGGATGAAGTCATTATGGGTCGTCCAGTCTTGGGTTGGACTCAGACGGCTCTTGATCTTGTTTGATACACGAATCAACTCAAGCGAGTTGGAAATCAGGTCTTCATTGAAGCTAAGCCTGCGGATTCCTTCGTCCACCACCGGGTCCATGGTGATGCCAGCAAAAGCCGGAGCCATGGAGAAGCCTCCTTCAAGGTCGGGAGACAAGGAGAAGTCATCCTCCGGATTTCTCAGTTCCACTTCAGCTCCGTCATCATCAGACCAGATCTCACCGGCTCCATCGGCATATTCAGCCGACATCTTGTATTGAGCTTGGTTGTAGTCATGAGCAGCGATCTTGATTCCCATCTGGGCAGTCACTCGATCAGCTCCTGACTTCGTATAGCGTGGGGCGTTGAAGAGATTCCTTGGGAACAAGGCAAGTGCCTCGCGGAAGTCTTGGTTCGACAGAACTTCAATTGCCAGTTGTTCAACCGACGCATTCTCAAACCCACCAAGACGTTCACTTACGTCCCGGACCTCACGGAGAAGATGCGATCTCTTTGGATCATCACGAAGACCAGCAGAAGAGTCTTCTTCCTCAAGCTTGTCCAGTCCTTGATTAAGGCTATCCAGAGCCGTTCTGAGCGAAGCAAAGGCAGATCTGGACTGACGTTCCAAGTAGGTGCTTGTGTCGCCGCTGAGGGCTTCTCTGAGGCCTTCTGAGAGAACTCTGGAGACGAACTGTTGATGCGGATTGGTGTCCTTGGCTTGGACATTGCCAGCTCCCTTCATCGCATCCCTGATCCATCCAAGATTGAACACAAAGAACTCTCCCTTGTATTCGCCTTGAGATTCCGGATCGGACTTCTGGTAAGTCGATGGAGTCTCGTTTAGCAGACTGGAGACTTGGAATGCCCTTGCGGATTCCTTGTCCATCTTGGAAGTATCCAAGAGCAAGACGGGAATATCACGAATATTTCCACGTAGAAAGTCTGCCAGAATTGATCCCACCGGACTTGAGTCGGATGTAGCAAACATCTCCACAAGATCGGCCATGTTGGTCATCTCGGCTACCGAGTCGCCAAGTGCCAATCTCACCTTGTTTTCACCAATCGGGACAGCCTCGGCAATACGAGAGAAGACCTGATCCAATGACTTCTGCCTCAGGAAGCTTGAGCCCATCGAGTTCGCAGCTCTCTCCACCAGCATGTCTTCCAACATTTGGGTGACACGATCTGAGGATACGAAGCCTGATCCTTTCTCGGTCTTGATCACACTCTCTGAGATGATCTGCCTTGCAAGGGCCATAGCAGCAGACGGGTTGTTGCCCGTCAGATGGAGAAGGATGTTCGTCTGGACCGTCCGGAGATTCTTGTTCTCTCCTGCTTCCTGACCGGCATTCCTTCTCTCGAAGTTATTCCTTCTTTCGGCTCTGGTAGTCTCACCATCAGCATCGACTTGATCAGCTTCATTCTGAAGATAGCTGGTGAAATCAATGTCGGAGTTCTCCCGTAGTGGGCCAAAGAACGATCTGAGGTCTTTGAGGAGACTGGTGGATCTGTCGATCTCAGCAGCTCCGGCTACTTCATAGTCAGCCCGGACAACGTCTTCATCAACGTCGCTATTCGCTTCATCCTTAAAGTCTTCCGTGGATCTGGCTGGATTGGCCATACCAAGACGGAAAGCATCGAAGGATTTGGTGAACTCTTCATCCCGGAAGGTTACTTCATTGAGAAGCCTTTCCTTCAGGGCTTTGGCTCCTTCGGCATCGCTTGTGTTCTCCAGTTGGTCGTCATATCCGGACAGGACATAATCATAACTGGACTTCAGCTTGGCCTTTCTAGCTGCCGTATCATCAGCCGTGAGTGAGTAGTTCTGACCCGCGACGGAGGCAATACCATCAATCGCGTTACCCATTTGACCGGCTTTGACCACCGCATTGAAGATTGGACCAACCAGACCATCATAGAGATCTCTGTTGGCAAAGTTCACGCCGCCCACCAGAAGACCTCGACCTTCGCTTTCATTATACGAAGGCGTCTTCTCACCAAGAAGCAGACCATCAATAGCCGAGATGGCTTGGTATCTTCTGGAATCACGGGAAACAGCAGTCTTGATAACCGATTGGCGGATACCTCTCACGAATGAATTGAGATATGCTTGGTCCAGTCTATCATCCAGAAGGCCATGAAGTTGTTCGGACGGGAAGTTTGGCCTGCTCCGGATGTCCTGAGGAAGAGAAAGAACCAGCCTTTCAAAGACAGCTTTCACTTCAGGTGTATTGGCAAGGTTATCCAGAGCAACCGTGCTGAGGCCTTGGTCTAGGAAGTGTGTTGCAACGGAATATCCATGCTGGGAACCAAGAGATCTAGCTTTGGCTGTCTCTTCGTCAGAGATCTCCTTCGTCTTTGGTTCATTGAAGATCCGTTCTGGCGATCTGTTATGGACAGAACTCCAAGCCGACTTGAATTGCTTCAGGTAGCCATTGAGTCCCTTGTGAGACTTCTCCAGCTGGGCTTCGGTAAGACCGAGCATTGCTCTGCCTTCTTGCAGCGCACCCCAGACAGCAGCCGATACCTCAGGAGAGTTGAGAGGGTTGTAAACCATCGCATCATAGATGGCCGTGCTTCCAGCGGGTGTAACACCATATCTTGAGGTGACATCCTTGAGCATCAACTTGATCTTGTACTTTGCCAGACCAGTCGCCTCAAGTCGTTCCTTTGCTTGCCTTACAGCTTCTGGCAGTTGATCCAGATCCCTCAGCCTGTTGGCATACCACTCGGAGTTCTGTGCAGCCCTCAGCCTTTCTTCATTGAACAGCTCTTCATTGAACTGGATGAATGGGTATCTCTTCTCCGGATCTCGGCCAAGTGCCAAGAAAGCGTCCCGACGACCAGCGAATGGACCATAGCGGTAGAGAGCATCACGGGATGGCTTGGAGATCTTGGTCTTGGAGAGATCCACCAGCTCCATCAGGAATGGATGGATGGCGGCAGGATCAGCCGCGGTAACGGAGCGAAGGAAGTTCTTATACTCCAGATTCCGGGCAATCGAGTTCTCTGTCTTCGATCCATAGCGGAATGAAGTGGTTCCGCTCACACCAACCTCGGCCAGTGCTTCTCCCAGAGTCTCCTGCATCCTGCCCCAGATCTTCTCAATCGGAGCGTTCGGGTATCTGGAGGACATCTTGGCCTTCCATGCAGGGAAGGATCTGAATCCATCAGACCACGCTTGCGCGCCTTCGTTGATGACACGTTGAAGGAATTGCTTGGACTGGACGTTGTCGTTCAGAACCTCACCTAGAAGGGTGGACTCCGGACTCAATGGATTGACCAGAGAATCCTCAAGGTTGTTCTCCATTGTAGAGAATACCGTGTTGGCCACCATATCCAGCCTCTGGTCGTCCAGAACCACGTTGAGAGCCGTTGTGACTCCTTGGTCTGTATCGAGAGCCATTGCCTCTGCCAGCCTGTTCTTGGCCCTTCTGAAGGCCTCTGTGCGGGTCTTGATAAGAGACCTTGCCGCATCTTCTCTAGATGGCTTGGGAAGGCCAGCGGCCTCCAGATCAGCCTTATAACGGTCATTCAGCAGTCCATTGATAACCGGATCATCCGATTGAAAGATCGAGTAGAACTCGGCAAGTGGCATGGAGCCATCTCGCTTTTGGTTCTGGATGGATTTGGAAAGCTTGGCGAATAGACCGGCATCCAGTTCTTGAATCTTCTTGTCGATGGTGCGGACGCGCTTGATTGGTGCGCTCGCTTCCCTCAGTTGATCCGCTGTCGCATCGAGAACCTCAGCCGTCATTGGCTGGCGGATTTCCAGAGTAGCCGCGTCAACCGCAGCTTGGGCTTCTGTGATCCTTGCTTTGCCTCCGGATTGGAGAACAAGGCGGAAGCCTCGGGTTCCAGCCAAGGTAGCAACCGAGTAATCACCACGGACCAGACCAATATCAGCCGCTCTCTTGTGAACCGCTTCGCTTGATCCAAACTTGCTGGATGTCACGAACGAAAGGCGTTGTTGCTCGCTCTGCTTGTGGAGTCCTACGATCCGGTCAAACAGGGTGTTGAGTGCCTCGGTATTGGGAGATTGAGAGAATACCTCACGGAAGAATCCAACCAGCTTTTCCCAGAGGGTCTTGGTATAGGCCTCTTGGTCTGGCTTCAGCGGATTGAAGTTCTCATCAAACGACTGAAGGATCGCTCTGGTATCCGGGCTGGTAAGGGCACGTACCATCACCTCTTCCAGCAAAGATACATCATCAATGTTGGCGTAGTAAGGAGAGTTGAGCATGCCCTTGATCTGATCCAGACCACGGAGCTTGCCTGAAAACTCTTCCATGTCCTTCAAGAGGGCCTTGTTCTCAGGAGATGCCACATCGGAATTAGAGAGGGCTTTCCAGTCCGAGAAGGCGGAATGGAGGACTTCGTGAAGGATGATCTCTGCTTTCTTTTCAGTGGAGGCAGGAGCCCATCTATCTCTGGAGATGACAACACCATCAGAAACCGTTCCTTCCTTGGAAGAAGTCCGGACATTCATGGCATAGCGACCTTTGGAGTCACCGTCAGCAAGCACCACTGGAATCTGTGTCGTATATTCAGACAAGCCAGCCCATGCTTCAGGTCCGATGAATGATTCTGGATTCACTCCGTAAGCAGAAAGGAACTCGCCAAGTGGAGCAGATCCGCCAACCGCGAACCCCTCGGAAGCCACCCATTGGCGAACGGATCTCTCGGAAGTTGAGTAATCCCGGACAAGATTGAATGTAGGATTGTCAGTCGCTCCGGTGCTTTCTCCTTCGACTTTCGGAGATGCTAGTTGGATATCAATCGAGCGTGGCATTGGTTCTCCATTACGGGAGAACAAGAAGTTGCCCTGGTCGTCTTGGCTGAAGTTATCCGGAGACACACCAGAGCTTTTGGTGAAGTCGATGTTCTCCGGGGAGAGCTGCGCTTGGAATGCTGGCTCGCCGGGACGACGGAATGTCACTGTGGGGGACAACCTCAATGGATCTGCTGCTGGAATGGTAGCCGCAGGCGCTGGGGCTTGGACCGGTTCAGTCCGTGTCTTGGGGGGTGCGGGAAGGACGATATCTTCGGAAGCTTGAACCGCATCAGCGGCATCTCTGCCTTGGACTTCCTCGGCCATGGCCACCACTCTTGGCTGTTGGATGTCTGCCTCCGGGATGGTGACTTGCTCGCCTTGTGGGTTGATGCCGATCACGGATACTGTATTACCATCCTCGCTGAGAGGACCACGGAGAACCTTAACCACATTGCCTTCGCTCTGAATCATGTCCCCCGGCTTCAAGCCAAGAGAATCAAGCTGGGCAATCTCGGATTCATCAGTTGTAGGAGCAGCATCCTTGAATGCTTGGGTTTGTTCTTGCTGGGCAAGAGACGCTTCAGCTTCTTCAGGAGTCCATGTAGAACCAGCCGGTTGAACAGGCGCTTCTTCTCTGGCTTGGGCTACCGGAATGGTCTGGGATGCTGGGGCAACAGCGGCTCCGTTGATCTGCTGGGGGGGGATGCCATTGGCTCTTTCAGCGTCAGCTTCGCCAAACAGCCTGCCAAGTGCTTGAGATCTCTCAGCAGCAGGCAGACGCATCAGGTTCCGATAGTCTCCGGGATCAATGCCGGTCTTCTTGATCTGTCGATTCTCCACGGCATTTGCGATGGTAGAAACAACATCAGCACCAAGTTGGGCGTGACCAGCCGTGATAAGGCTCAATGCTCCTTCATAAACAGCATCTCCCAGTCGCTCTGAAAAGGGATCAGGATTCTCTTGGAACTCGGCAGAGACAGATGACCTCACAAGTTCTCCGGACGTCTCAGAGAGGCCTTCTGCGGCCAGCTCTCCCACTCTCCGCCCTGCCGTCGTGGAAAGACCAACGTCAGAGTCCATCATCCGGGCAATGTCCTTGGCCAGCATGGCTCGGGAGGTAGGGGCCATCCGGCTAAGAGAGTCGGAGAATCCACGCATCAGTGGTCCATACAGGGCGATGTCGCCAATCATGTCGATTGGAGCGGCAATGGCAGCGGAGATGTTGCCGCCTCTAGCTGCATTCTCCACGGACTCACCAAGGCTTTTGCCAGCAGCGAGGTTATCGAAAAGGATCTCATTGGTGGACTCGGCTTGGACGCCAGTCACGTTACCAATGGTCATAGCTGCTACACCAGAGCCGGGGATCAGGGCATTAGCAGCAAGAGCCGGGGCTTGTTGACCCAGCATCTTGAGTGCTTCTTCATGGAAGTTGAGAGCTTGTTGGTAGATCCCATCTCGCTCACGGGTCAGAGTCTCCTTGGTATTCTTGCCATACCACGCATCCAACGCCCGGACATTCTCCAGCCTTCCAGAGATGTTATCCCAAAGGGCTTTACGCCTTGGGAGGTCATTAGCAGAGGCATGAGCAGCGAGGATCTCTGCTGGAGTGACCTTGTCACCAACCTTGAAGATGGACTGGCTTCCCACGGTGAATGGGATTTCTTGCTCGGCTTGCTTGCGAGCGTCTTCAATAGGGATCGAACCAGCAAGTGATCCAAGACCGGGGATTTCGTTTTCCTTTACGATCTCCAGAGCCCGTTGTTCGACGAGGTTTGGACGGGATGGAGCGTCCGGATTGGCCGATGCTTGGGCATCCTGGAATACCTTGAATTGAGGATCAGCATCAATCCATCCACGGTCCTTGGCATTCCGATATCTCCAGTTGTCCTTGTCATTGATATCAAAGGAAAGACCCGGAAGGCCTTGTGAAGCATCATTCAGGTAGGATGATGTATTCCTTTGGACTTCCTCGGAAGCAGCTTGGTTGGCCTTGAACTTGAGATTTCCGGTGACAGGGATCGAAGGGAGGCTCTTGAGGTGTTCGTTATGGGCGATGGCAAATGCTTCGTCCATCGTCAGCTTGGGAAGTGCAGACATCGGACCAAAGCCGAACTCGCCATCAGCCGGGGCCTCAGTGGGGACGGTGCTGAGTTTACGAAGGTCTTCCGCTCTCTTCCAGAGTTGGTCAGAAAGCTCCTTGGGCATCGGCACGAAGTTTCCTTCTGCGTCCACCGTGTTGTTCTTGATGGTATCAATCCCCTTGTCGCCCATGGAGATGTCCAGCATAGCTTGGTCGATACCATAGGGCATCTGGATCAAAGTCTCTCCAGCTTGCTTGTAGGCACCTTTAAGGGACGATCCAAGGTGGGAGAAAGCCCGACCGATCAAGCCCTCGCTGACATCAAAGTCTTCTCCGTAGTTCTCAATCAAGAAACGGCTCATTTCTTGGCCGCTCTTCGGAACATTATCGAAGCTCTCAAAGTTGTGTCTCCGGACACCCTTAGGGGTGGTAATATCCGCCAGATATTGGGTCGGATGGGGGATGAACTTGAGATTCACTCCGCCTTCTCCGTCTCCAGATGGGATAGTGATATCCGATCCGGTCACACCAGATGCCATACCGGCGATAGTCGGATCTGCCTTCTCGCCACCAGCGGACAGCTTGATGCTTTGTTCGTAAGGAATCGCAGAAGCTTTGGAGAAGTCTTCTTGGAAATCACGATCCATGAACTGCTCCGGGATCTCTCCGGTAGTCGCCAGAGTATCCAGTCCCTTGTTGAACTCCTCAATGCCGATACGGGCTACTGCCCGTGCCTTGAATCTATTCTGTGACCAGTTGACCAGATCTGCCTCAGGAAGCGCCGGGTCAGCATAGTCGTTCGACAGTTGGTCGATAACAGAAAGTCTCTTCTCTGGATCAGCCTGCCAGAATCTATCATCGGCAAGCAGGGCACCAAAGGCTTCTTGGGAAGTCGGCATAAAGGTATCTTTGGATCACCGGAAATATTTGTCAAGATTGACGGGCTTTCCCGGAGTGATGCCTTGGGCTTCTTCAAAGTCCCTTCTGGCCCGCTCATTCAGTTCTGCTTCCTCAGACGATTCAAAGGATTGAGGGGTATTGGACGGCTCGGGAGTAGCCCTGCCGAGTCTCTGCCGGATCGTTTCAGCAGACGGAAGCATGTTGTTGTTCTCGATATGACGCAGAGCAACATTGGTCTGACGCTCCAGATCCCTCATCTCTCCATTGGTCTTGGAGTAGCTATCCACCAGCTTGTTCCAGTTCTCGATCTTGGCTGCAAGAGGCAGGTTCTTTTCCAGCTTCTTCTTATCGTATGCAAACTTGCGGACTTTCCATCCGCCGACATTGACCTCCGGGCCTTGGGCGACAGCTCCCTTGGTAGCCTTGTCCATGAGGATCTGGTTCATCCCCGGCTTGTCATTGTTTCCCCAATGGTTGTAGATATTCTGGGCCAGAACGTCCGTTTGCTCACGCTTGTAGAGCATGTTGTCCACAAGAGCATCCGCCTTGGCGACCATCTCCCTTGGTGGCTTTCCAGCGAAGTTCTTGAGGTCGTCGTTGATGACGTTATTGGCCTGATCAATCCGGCGTTGGAGGCGGGAGATTGTAGGATCTGATTCCTGAAGCGAATCAATGAGCTTTCCGCCCCCGGACTTATTGACCGAGTCGGCTTGGAATCTCTTGGCGGCATATTGCCTTTGGAGGCTGAACAGCTCGTTCTCCATGGTGCTTCTGGCCTGAATGAGATCCGGTCTGCCAGTGCTTGCGCTGGATACAACACTATCCCATTGGTTGTCATTGCCAATTAGTCCGACTCTGGCTGCCTCGGGAAGCTTGGAGAAGTTCTCGTTGGCTTGTTGAGGTGTCGAACCGAACGACTGGAATGGTTGGATTGGAGATCCAAGACCACCACCCATGGCTGCGGCTTGCTTTCTTTCCCATTCAGACATCTCCAGCTTGGCCAGAGATTGGATGGCATAGCCCGCATTGTTCGGATTGCTTTGAGCGGCCATCATCAGACCTGCCTTCTGCATGTTCAGAATCCTTTGTCGGGCTTGTTCTCCCTGATCCATTGGTTGTGGATTAGGAATAGCAGCAGGAACAGTATCACTCACGATGTCCGTGGATGGAGTCATGAATGAAGCATCGAAGCCGAGCGACTCCGCAAGCGGGTTGATGTTCGACAACGCGATGGATGGGTCTTCCATTGCGGGTGCTGGGGCAGCAGCTTGAGGCTGGCCGAAGTTCATGTTGCCAAAGATAGCGTCGAGCTGTTTACCCATACGCTCTTCCCTCTGCATCTTCCGAAGCTCTCCTTGGTAGCGGAGGTTCTGAAGATCTGCCTGACGGCTCTGCATAGCCCTAGAAGCAGCCCTGTCCTCAGCCCTTGAAGCAAGCGTCCTTTGGAATTGAGACTCTTGCTGGGCCATCTTCTTCTCTTCAAGAGAGAGTCTGGCTGCGTCTTGTTCCTTTTGATACTCGAACTTCTGTTGGTCGATCTTCTCCCGCTTGATGTCCATGGCGGCTGCATAGCCATCACGGATCACTTGGTTGGCATTTGAATTGATGTCACGGATGGATTGTCCGGCCATCTTGATACCATCAGAAATACCTCTCTGTCCGTCTGCCATGATAGCGACGAACGGATGGATTCCGCTGATGTTTACCGGTGTTCCTTGAAGGATCGACATATGGGTTATTCTCTATTAGCCAAACCATCCACCGCCACCGCTATTGGAGCCTCCGCCTCCGAACAGTCCGCCAAAGAGAGACTGAAGGCCAGAACCAATCGCATTACCGGCTTGGGCATATGCTTGTCCATAATTGGGGATTGGTGCTTGCTGGATACCTGCAATGCCAGCCTTGGTGGAAGCGGCATTATTGGCCATCTGAAGAATGAGCTGGGTCTGTAGCTGGAGGCCGGGGTCCGCTTGAGATGACAGGTTGAAATAGTTCTGTTGGCTTTGTTGGCCAAGCAATGCTTGGGAAAGATCCGTCTGAAGGGCTGTCTTCGGATCGAATTGATATTGCTGTGCCGACATGAGCCGGGAGATCGGAGAGATCGCCTCTGCTCCTTGGATGACCTGTTGAAGCAGGTTTCCACCTTGAGAGATGGCATCCAGAGAAGAAAGTCCAAGGTCTCTGAGGGTAGCCGGGGCTGCGCCGCCCGGAGTTCCTGATGCTCCAGACGATCCAGCCCTAGCGGCAAAGATGTTCTGGATTACATCCTGAGGAAGTTGTCCTTGGGAAAGCGAATTGGCCTGCCTGCCGAGATTGCTCAGTGTTCCTAGTGCATTTGAATCGAAAGCATTGATCCTCGACTGTGCCTGCTGGATGTCTCCTTGGTTGGTTCTGTTCACCAATGCCTGAGCACCCGTCAGATTCGTCCCATTTGCCCCTAGGAGAGCTTGAAGCGACTGACCAAGACTCACGGGCTGATACATCGCTGCCTGCGTCTTAGAGCCTGCGTATCCCACAGGATTAGCCGCAATGTTATCAATCACTCCTTGGTAGGACTGACTAAGCTCGGCAGCCGCAGCATTGAGCTGGGCGATCATTGCCTTTTGCTGCTTCTCCGCAGACTTGGTTGCGGCCTTGGTGCCCAAATAGCTCCCAGCGGCTCCGAAAAGTGCTCCTAGCATGGTGTTATCTCCTTCTGATTGCGTGGGTTCTATTTCCCCTCAGGCGAGAGGCTCTGATTGGTGGACCACTATGGGTGTTCTCCCGGTTTAGTCCAATGTCTCGGGATTGCTCGCCTTTGATGGCATTCATGAACAACCCACGATGGTATTCGGATTTCTGGATCATGCCGCCTTCAGCTCCAGAGTTGGAGTAGAAGAGGTGTCTTGCAGCATTGTCAACGGCTTCGCGGTTGCCGGTTTCTACAATGTCATAATCATCCCAGAGAGGGGTGAAGTTCCGGCTGGCTCTGATCACCACAACGGCTTTGTCGCAGACTCCAGTGAGCTTGATTCGCTTGTAGGAGGGGACAGTTTCAAATGGTGAGTAATTGGAAAGCACTCTGCCTCCTGTTGCTTGGCGGATGTCCACTCCAGACTTGAGAGACGGAGGAAGGATCACGGACTTGATGTAGCGGACCAGTCCATTCGTTCCCATCCATGCTCCAGATTGAAGTGAGATTTCTTCCGTTGTTTCCTCTCCCCTATCGCTCTCATATACGATCCTAACCTTCTTGTTGCTGTCCAGAGGGCTCCTTGCAAGGAATTGGATCACGTCAGCAGCGCCACAAGGAGATAGATCACGCTCGGTGGGGTAAAATCCAGGCCTATCATAGCTTGCAATAAGGCAGTTGGCAGAGGTCTTGAGTCCTACTTTGGACTCTCTCCACTTTGAATAAAGTGTGATTGGAGTATTGAGGAACCAAGCAGCCTCCACAGTATTCATGTAGGAAGGAAGCGTGATGCCCATATACTCGGACTCACATTGGCCGCATTGGCAGAACCTTTGAACTTGGAAACATTCCTCTACGTCCACCTCTATCTCATACTCTTGGTAGGCGTTATACATCTTCTCGCGGATCAGGTTGGCCATATCAATGAGATACGGACGATCCTTTTCCACGGTCGTCTGGAATGGCCTCTCAATCCACTTGAGGAAGGTTGCTAGAGTTGTTTGGTTCATGGCTGGGCCTTGATGAATCCAAGAAGGACTACAGTCTCGTCAGCAAGCAAAGCTGGATGGGAGACAAATCCAGAGGAGATGATAATGAAAGATTGGTTGTTTGGCTGTGCCACAATCGCGTGCGTTGCCCATGTGGGGACAGTTGTGAAGGATGCTAGGTTGACCGAACCGGCGCTTGCGGCTCCCGTTTTGATTGTGATGGGCGCAGTCAGAAGCTTTGGCAGATGGACCATGACCTTGTCATCTTCACCAACCACAACGGCATTACCCGTGTCGATGGATGGGATTACACGGATACATCCTTCGATGTCCCTATCAATGAAGTTGGCTCCAGTGCTGACGCAGACAGAAGAAGACGATAGATAGATGCCTCCATCAGAACCAATGATCAAAGCATTACCTCCATCAGCGGAGATGCCGATGGAAGCAGATTGCGCGATCTGTTCAATTGCTTGCTGTGTGACTTGCCAGCATCCATTGGCATCCAGCGTGATCAGGTTTCCTGTATTTGTTGAGATACAAGGAATCGGAGGAATGGATTGGCTGGTGGATTCCCAAGCTCCTGTTCCGGGGTTGTAACGGAAAGATTCTCCAGTAGGAACTCCATTCTCGTCTGCCAGATACCAGATCTTTGTCTTATCTTCTGGGGGGGTCGTAGAAACAATGGCATCTCCAGTCTGGGAGGCTGGAGAAAGAGTTACAGTAAGCCTGCGTTCAATCTCCCTTGCGGTCTTGTCGGTAAGACAATCTCCCGGAGAGGCAGGCTTGAAGTTTACCTTGGCTGTAGCATCAGCCCTGCTGTTGGTTCCAGTAGCCATTAGGATTCCGGGTAAGAGAATGGATTGAATTCAAAGACGTTACCTTCGTCTGGAGATAGAGAAACACATTCCGAGGCAATATTTCCAGATGATTCTCCGCCTTTGTCCACAGAATGCTTGATTCTCACGGACTCAAAGGAACATGAGCCAGTGATCTTAAAGAGAAATTGAATCCATCTGCTTCTATTGCCTATGGATTGAGGAGGGGCTCCCATCTCCATTCTGAACTCGCGGCTTGGAGCTGATCCGTATTGGCATTCATCGGCTCCCTCAAGACATGCTTCGCCATACAACACCCATTCGGTCTGGTCTGTTCTGGCATAGGCTTTGATAGCTACATTGCCGATGACCTTTTTGAAGGTGGCGACAGCATTGGTGACGTTCTTCGTAGAAGCCTCATCTCCTGCCGTATCAGCCCTTGTGATGACCTGCCATTCGATATTCTTGGCGGTGTCAACACCTCCTGAAATGATGTGGTCTTGGTTTAGATCTCTTGTGAACTCCATCAGCCGGATCTTCAGATCGTCTCCTGTAACAAACGCAAAGCTTCTTTCTCTTGCGTCAAACGTCCCAGACACCAGCTGGTTGATAAGGTAGGCCTCTTTGGGAAAGGTCCAGAGACCCTCCCAACACTGGATATCCAGATTGGGAACCGGCCTGAAGTTCATCACCAGAATGCCTCTTCCGCCACGATGGGAGGATTCAACGATCTGGTGTGCTGTTGTAACGAATAGGCGGTTGTCACGGACGGACTTACTGATGGAGGCAAATCTGAAGTAGTTCGTGGAGTCTCTTTCAATGTAGTTTCCCACCCTTTCGGACAATGGCCTTTGGGGGTTTCCTACTTGGTTGATCTGAGCGGCAGACCTGAGCGAATGGACGCCATTCCGGGTTAGGTAGATTTGGTCGGAGTCATACAATGTAATGGCATAGAACCCAGAGCAGGCAGCATCCAGACTAACGTGCTTTGTGATCGCTGTGTTTGGCCATTGGTCTCTTGGATATACTGTGATGTCCAAGGAGAAGATTCCTTCTTCGCAATGGAACATGAGATCACCGTGGCCATGGGTGGTATTCCGCAGTGGCAGCGTAGCTACCGCCAGAACCTTCCCTAGCGCAGAGGGCGGCGAAAAGAATGATCCAGTAGCCCAATAGACCTGCTCGGTCATAGAGAGGATATTAGAGGCATTAGAAGAGCCGTCCCTGTGGATGATGTCACCCACAAGAATCTGCCTGCCATTGACTACTTGGACGACACGACCATGAGCATAAGCAATCATGGACGCTCCATTGGCCAGCTTGGACTTGTCTTTCTCCGTGGCATTGTAACCAGTGGAGAAGTAGGCCGGAGCCTTTCCGTCCCAGATCCAAGTATCGCTATTGCCGTCTTGGGCAATCAGGTAGTTCTCTGCCTGAGCCATCCAGACCATGTGATAGGTCGGGTTGGTGGCTGCCGTCCCAGCGATCTCATTTACCGTAATCTTTGAGTTCGTCGGGTGTTCATCCGTGATACGGATTGAGAACTTCCTTCCGGATGCGGAAACAACCAGCATGGAGTCGTCCTCCCCGATGATCTGCTGGGATTGACCCTGGGATGGGTTGTAGAAGCAGGCTCCTTGGAAGGATAGGCCATCCAACTCCGGAAGATCATGGATAACCACTCCGGGACGGTTGATAAGAAGGCTGTCATGCACGCGGCAGTTCACCGCCTCCGCCACCTCCCTCTGGACTAGGAGGGCTGGTGGAGAGGTTTGGTTCATCCCAGCGGCGGGATATCGCATGACATAGGAATCAGCCATTAGTCAGAGCATGAGCAAGGAACTCCAATTTGTCCAACGTCTCCCGGTTGCATGGAGAACCCAATGCCGTCGAAGGTTAGAGATCCAAAATCAATGTTAAGCTTCGTGTTCTCGCGTGATCCCGAGAAATACAGGTTTCGGATCACAGGGATGGAGAATGGAGGGATGGGGTTCTGGACTTTGGAGATAAGACGCTTTTCCGGGATCTGCTCCTGATACCAAGAGCAGGTCTCTTCATCGTCATCATACTCGATGCCAAAGTTCTTCTCGTAGTAGTAAAGAGAAGTCTCTCCGGGATTTGGACCCGGCTCAGAGAAGACGATCTCTACTGCTTGAGCTTCTCCCGGCGTACATCCGCCTTCTCCGCCGCCAGCTGGTCCCGGTGGACCTTGTGGGCCAACGGCTCCATTTGCACCCGGAGGGCCTTGTTCGCCCGGAGGGCAATCGCAGTCATCTCCTGTTCCGACATAGGCCTTACGGATTGTTCCAGCTCCAAGGTTGTATCGGACAGGATCACAATCAGCGATCTTGTGGGCTACGATCTTGATCCAAGCACCAGACCAAATCGGGGTGACATCATCCGTGGTTTGCGTGTTGCTGATGTAGGCGCTGTGGGCGCCCTTCTTGACTCTGATAAGTCCAACTCCGGTATTGGTGCAGGATTCATCCAGTCTGGCAACCATGCCGCCGTCAGAAGGAGAGGTGATGGGGATTCCATCAACCACCAGATCGCACTTGTGGACGTTCAGATTACCAGCCTGAGGCGTAAATCTTCTGGCTCCATAGACGGTCAGCATCGCTGGCCATGGAAGGTTGAAGTTGATGGTTACGTTCGGACCCGTGTCAGAGTTGTTCGTCCAAGCAAGAACGTGGGTTTCGGGCTCTCCTACTTCCCATGTGCCAGTAGAGCAGTCATAGAGAAGAACAAGCTCAGTAGAACATCCGCATTCTGGATCACAGGCCTTTGTATCAGCGGCAATCAACTTGAATGATGCCGAGATAGTATCCCAGATCAGAACGGATGGAGAGGTTCCCTTGAACTTGACTGGATTGCCAGCGGAGCATGCAAGCAGGAATGGAACTCCTGTCATTGGCCCGATGTCGTCAAACAGGTCGCAAGGAGAAGTGATCGTGAACTTGCCTGTCAGAGGATCATAGAAGGCTACACCCTCAAAGGTAGATCCAAGTCGGACAAGGTTGTTCCTCTCGCCTTCTGCAAGGCAGTCATCCGTATCAAAGCCAACAAGCTCGACCGTAGTGGCCGAGTTCTCAGGGCGGGAAATCAGGATGTTGGAGTCATCAATACCAGATACACGGAAACCTTCATCATCCCAAACAACAAGGCCAACAGAGCCGGGGCGGCCACGGACCTTTCTCCAATCTCCGTTCTCCATCTGGATGATCAGATAGGGAAATTCCGGAGGATCTCCTTCGATTGGCTGCTTGGAAGCATCCAGCAAAAGGCCATTAGGCCCCGTCGCATACGAGACAAGCTGCTCAAGGTCGATATTGGGAGCATTGGAGACAACAAATCCACCGGTTCCATCAGTGGCTACAAGTCCGGGCTTGCCTGGGTCCAGCTTGTAGATGCAGTCACCGGCTGTCCCGATGACTTCGATTCTCTTCGCTTTAGGAAGAGTTCTGAAGTTCTCAGAACACCAAGTAGTGTAGCATGGCTTGGGAGCTGGAGGGCAGGAGATGGAGCCAAACGCATGTACGGTGCCTTCCGGTGGTGTCAACGGGGCATTCGGATCGTTGGGGTTGGCTGAAGAGCATCCGCAGGGGTCAGACATGGCTTTTCTTTATTATTTGATGATGAATGGTCGGATACCCTTGAATAGGTTCCGCTCGGACTTTCTGCGCCGGGTAAGTCCAGCAAGCGTCTTGCCGCCAGCCTTGTCCCACTTAAGAAGCTCATCGGCAGCTTCATCGTAGTTCCCTGCGTTAAGTTTCTTCAAAAGGGTAGATTTACCAAGGCCTCCTGTATTGAAGTCGAAGCTAACCAAGGCTGCAAATTGATCATCCGTCAAAGGAACCTTCACAAAGGATTCAACTCGGCTTGAAAACTCGCGGATGTCGTGCCTCAGGAGATCTTCTGCTTCCTTTGGTGTTATTGATCTTCCTAGATATACTGTGCCGTCTAGGTGCTTTAGTCCTGTGTGGCCATATCCAATCGTTACAATTCCGACTGGATCTTTGTAAGCATTCAAGAACAGACCCTCGAAGTGCTTGATAAGTTCGATTCCGTTCTGATTGATCTCTCGGCCAACCGGCTCGGGGGTGTCACGGCTTTGCAGCCAAAGAAGGTTTGCGGACTTTGTCTTTGGGCCATCAACTCCATCCAATGGGCCCGGATCAAAGCCAAGAGCCTTGAGGGCATACTGTTTCAGATAGATATCAGTGTTCATTTGAGATGGATTCTATGGCCAAGCGCAAGCTTACTTCGATGACTTCCCCACAACAGCGGACACTCTGGAGACGCTGTAGAACCCGTAGATGTCATCAGGATATTGACCGGCTCGGTAAAGGTCAGCATCGGCAACCTTGATTTCAGGTCCAGATCCGTCGATCTTCTTCACCTTAGAGAAGGGGACAGGAGTCTTGGTGATACCGTGGATTGCGCCAGTGCATGAGCAGAGAGCAAGGATTGGGATAAGAATCAGTGTTTTCATTGTTTGAATGGGCATCGGGTTTGTGAGCAGGACTCAAATCTTGCTACGTAATCTGCCAGAACTTTGACCTGCGCATGGAGATCTTGCCTGTCATCTTCGCAATCATCAATCCTTCTTTTATCCATCATCCTTTCGGCTGTCAGGTTGATGACAGTATCTTGAAGGGTTGTGACCTGCTTTCTGGTGTCCTTGTGCCATGTCTCCCTGTTCCGGCGATCAGATGTAATATAGCTCTTAAGATAAAGAGCAACAGCAACGATTCCAAAAGTCAGAAGGATGTTCATTGGGGTGAATCCCAATGCCTTCATCTCTTTCATGATTAGCACGTAGTCCATGGTTACTTTTGCGTTACGATTACATCCACACCAACAGATGCGGCATTGTTCCAAGTTGGGAGAAGTCCGACAACATCAACTCTTGTTCTAGCCAAGACGCTGAAGCCTGTTGTGGAGACAGCTGTGATCCGGATGTTCTGGTTATCCGCTCCATTGATCAGGTTAGCTTGGATATTTGGAGCAGCTGGGAAAGCTGTTGCGAATGTGACAGAATAGACTCCGCTGGCATTGGTCGTTCCAGAATAGGTCTCCTGCCTCTTGGTAACAGAGATCGTCTGATTGGGGGCTACTCCTGACAGGGTGATGTTGTTTCCTGCCGTGATGATGGGTGACACGCCATTAGTTCCATTGGTGCCGTTTGTTCCAGCAGGACCGGGCGCTCCAGCGGGGCCAACATCTCCAGTATCCCCTTTGGGGCCTGCTGCGCCGGTGTCTCCTTTCGGTCCAGCAGCACCAGCCAATCCAGTAGCTCCGGTATTGCCAGTATCACCCTTGTCCCCTTTGTCTCCTTTATCACCCTTGGCTCCGGGAGATCCAGCGGCTCCCGTGGCACCAGCTGTTCCGGGGATTCCCTGATCTCCAGTGTCACCCTTTGGTCCAGTTGCGCCCGTTGCGCCAGCGACACCCGGATCTCCTTGGTCGCCCTTATCTCCCTTATCTCCTTTTGGTCCTTCTTGGCCTTGCGGGCCCTCTGGACCCTCTGGACCCTCTGGGCCTTCAGGTCCGGGATTCAGAGCAATAGCATCGGCAATGGCAGTCTCAATGGCGTCAGAAACACCAATCGAAATTGTTCCTGTTCCAGAGTCGAAAAGGATTCCATCCCCGAAGAATGCCCATCTCACCCCTGCTGTTTCAGAAGCGATCCCTGTATCTACAAGGATGCCGGGCGTGGATGCTGGAAGCTGATCCCATACATAGGTGATATTGCCATTGTTGATGGCATTCCTGTGCATCAGGAACCATTGAGTTGCCGTGGGTGTCGCCATATTAGAATCCTGTGAATTTGTGGGAACCTGTGATCATCCATGCTGTTCCAATGGATTTCACGCTGATGGCTGCATTCATATCCTGAAGCTCGATGTTCTCTTGCCCGTCAATGTTTCCAATGATGGTTACGATGTTTCCGTCTCCACTGATCTTCTTGATGGTGAACTCCTTCAAGACAGCAGGCTCAGGCATGTCGATTGAGATAGGTCCGCTAGAGCTATCCACCCAAACCGTATCGTGGGAGTTGGCGGTGAGAGCGACATTTGCAGTCACGGTCTCTTGAGGGAACATCTTATCATATAGCATGCTCCTTCGGGCAATAGCCTCTGGGATATTGCCTAGCATGTTGATTCGGGGAGGAAGTGGCATTTGTTTAATTCCTTTTAAGGCGGATTGATTGAGGCGTTGTATAGATTTCTGATGTCCACCCTGTTTGGGAAGATGTCTCTATTCCATAGGATTTTCATTTTGAATACAACGTTGGTGCCGTGCGTGGATGGCCCTGCTGCCCATGGCATATCCGTAGTTGCCAGAGAAGCCCAATTTGGTGTCCCTACAGGGGTTGGGCTAAGCGTGTCATTCCAATATGTTCCATAATCTGATAGGGTGGCACCACTATTGATCACTTGGCAGATTGTGATTCCATCTCCGTATGTTCCATATGCCTCAGCTCTTGGAGTTCCGTTTCCTCGGAACATGACCATGTTTTCAACCAAGATCTGCCATCCTCTTTGATTTGCGTTATAGCCGCCATGAGCCATCAATGCAGGGTTTGTAAAGTTTCCAGAGAACGCTCCATCAACATCCACCCAAAGAGCAGCAGAATTGGAAGGAATGGTGATTCCATCATATGAAATCAATCCTCCAACCATTGATGGAAATGTAACCCCAAATCCGCCCCAGATAGTTCCTCCAGAAAGCTCTGCATCCGGTCCTTTGAGGGCATAGATGGTTGAGCCGGATCCAGCGTTATCACCAGAACGCATTGGCCACATGCCAAGGATATCATCCCATAGACCAAGCTGCTTAAGACCTGCCGTCCAATGGTTGACGGCTCTCATTCGATCATCTGCAATAGCTACCTTCTCAAAGAAGATGGCCGCGTCAGGCTCCCAAGTTGCAACCAGAGAATTGCTGACGTTCCCACAGTAGTCTTGGACTTCGATTACATCTCCCTCTCCTACGGTCAGAGGAAATGGGATTGATCCGCCTACTCCTTCTTCTCCAAAGAAGAAGATGCCAGTATAGTCTCCATTCACATAGATACGGTAGATGATGTCTCCATCCTCGAATCCTTCGTATTCACTCTCTACATCCAAGTCCCAGACGACAGGGCATCCACCAGTCGCAACCAATGGTTGGCCAGCATAGGCTCCATCAGGGGCCGTGATGACGATTGGCTCAACAGGCGTAGAGCCGCCCGCTCCGCCGAGAAGTCTGCGGAAGAGCGGACGGTAAAGCCGTCTGAACAATGGACGGTAGAGGCGCATTATCCGAGAGCAACCCAGAGGGTGGGATCTTTGGAAACCAGCTTCCAGACTTTGGAGCCGGTGGAGTCGGATGGGACGATGGCGCCTTGGCCGATCACTCCATCAGTTCCGAGGACGCCAGCCGTGGTATTGGTGGATGTTGGAACAGCGGTGACACCTGTAGCGGTTCCAGTGGCGACAGCGATGTTAAGCGATGCGTCATTGGCTGCGCCGATCTTCGGAGTCAGCGTTGTAGTAGTGGTAGATCCGCCAACCGTGTAGTAGGTGGTTACTGGACCGCTTGCTTGGACAGCAGCTCGGATCTTCCCGCCGATCGCTGTGGCGTTGTCCGTATTGGCAATAGCAACAGGGATGACGACGGGAGCAGCGAGAAGCGCACCAGTGACGGTGACTTGAGCTGTGCCGGTAGCCGTTGCCGTGCCAGCAGCAGTCAGAGTCTCCACTTGAAGCACGCCCTGAACAGGGACAGCGGTAAGCAGGAGATCCGCAGCGGCATAGCCGGGGATTGGAGCGGGCGAGTTCCCGGTTGGACCGAGACGAATTGGTGGCGATGTTGGTCTAAGTGACATGATATCTAGGTGTTATGGTTGTGGCTTGTTCTTCAGATAGGGAAACGAATTAATCAAAGGCTCAAGAGAGGGATTGATATGATCTTTCCCCTCCTTTTCCCACCATTCGACTCCTTCTCTAAAGTTCCTTACGAGAGCTGCATTGAGCCCTAGGTAGCTAAACCAATCTTTCCATTTATCCGGCATGACCAGCTTGTGGCCATTTGGGAAACACGCAGCCCATGGAATGCCATAGGCCTGAGCAAGAATACAGCCATGGAGACTGCCAGAGAGGATGAATCCTGCTCCAGAAAGAAACTCAATGGTGCCTACGCATTGGTGACGCTGGCATGAGAAGTCTAGAATTTCGTGTGCTCCTACATGAGATGCAGCATCCCTATGCATATTCATCCTCATTTCATAGTGAGGAATATAGAGTATTCTTCCGTGAGGCGGTGTTTTCGGAATAAATCTTGGGATGAGAAGTCCGGGGTCTCCTAGGGGGGTTGTTGCTGGAAGTCCCAGCTTGTCTCTGGAAAGAGGCCCCCTTACGGCATGGAAAATGATTCCTTCTTTGTCTAGCGGCCTATCCCAGAGGCCAGATCCCCAGACGTCGATTGGTCCTTTGATGGCATCGAAGGCAGGATTTGGGATCGAACCGCAAGCCACAAGCGTTGCGTCGTTGTCGAATGGTTGTCCCGATCCATAGCGGACGAACTCATGGCCCATCTTCTCGATGATGAACTCGGT